CGAGGGTCGGACGGTCGATCTTGCCGTCGCCGTCTTTGTCCACGAACAGCTGGAGCACCACCCCGCGCACGATGGCGGCGAACATGAGCACGATGACGGCCCACACGGGCAGGTCGGGCATGGACGACTAGCCGGGGATCGCGCTAGTGTGAGACATGACCGTTCGTGCCGACGACACAGTGGAGGTGTGGGCCGGGGTGTTCCGCGGAACCGGGGGTGCCCCTCGGCCCGGGGACCCGTGGACTCCATGCAAGGTGCTCGACGCCAGGGAGGCGAGCCTGTACGTGAGCCCCCTGGGCGGGGCCCTGTCCCCGATCACCGTCCCCCATCCCAGCAAAGTGGTGCGCGTACCTGCGCGCTCAACCGCGCCGGTAGTCCGGGGGGAGGTGTACTGATGCCGTCCTTCAAGCTCCGCACCACCGACCCCAGCGGCGGCGGCCCGCCCATCCACCATCTGGTCCTCAAGCAGATGGACAATCTGCGGCGGCTCGACGGGGTAACCCACGTGGTGCTGTGGGACGGGCCCGGCAAGGGGTTCCACGGGGACAGGATCGGCCGGGGCCAGTGGCTACAGGACGCGGTGGAACAGGCCGTGGCCTACGCCCCCGGCAAGCCGTGGGCCAACCCCGCCGACCCGTTCCACCTCAAGACCGTGGCCGGGGGGTACACCTACGCCGTGCGGGTGGAGGGGGAGTACGCCGTGGGGTGTGTGTTCGGGACGGGGACCAAGGCCGCCAAGAGCGTCAACCGATCCATGCGGCGGGTGCTCAAGGTGGCCGCCGAGACCAGGGGCCAGCCTGTCCAAACCACGATCCCCGGGAGTGAAGCCCCGGACCACCGCCGCGGCAGCGGGGTGTAGGTGCGCAGGGGACTTGCGGGCACACGCGCCACGGGGCGCGGTACCGCCACCTGTCCCCAGTGCCAGGGGAGGGGCCAAGTCCCCGGCCCGCCGATCGGCAAGAACCGCGGGATGGCCGCGTGCCCCCTGTGCGGGGGGCTCAACCGAGTGGACGTGATGGCCGCGTGTCGGGCAGGCTGGAGCGGGTCCCTCCACCCTATCGTAAACCTGGCTGCCAACGAACTGCTGACCGACGATGACTGACTTCACCCACGAGGCCGCCAAGTACCGGATCCTGGCCAAGGAGTACCTGGAGGTGGCCGAGCAGGCCCTGGCCGCGTGCCAGGAGATCACCGGCCGCCTGGAGCGGGTGTCGGCCATGAACGAAGCCGCGTGCGACCAGCGGGACATGGCCCTCCTGGTCCTGGGGGAGCTGGTGGCCAAGTTCAGCCGCCGGCGGCTGGTGACCCTGGAGGGGAAGGTGAACCTGGACCACGAGGGGGCCCGGGACATCCTGGGGTTGGTGGCCGCCGCCGAAAAGGTGCTCCGGGACACCGCGGCGGCGCAGAACGCAGTACGGAATGGCCAGGACCCGCGCAAGTAGGGGGTATGTCCAAGAGAGAACGACGTGCGGCCGAAGAAGCCGCGGCCCTGGCGTGGGTGGACGCCAACACCACCCCCCACAAGCCCCAACCCGCCCCCCGGGAACACCGGGCTGCCATCCGGCGCCTGGTCAAGCGGGGGGTGCTCGTGAGCCGGGTGGCCGCCGAGTCGGCCGCCCAGGTGAACCCCGACGAGTACGTGTACGGCTCCCAGCCCGTGCGGGCCCGGGTGATCGTGAGCCGCGCATGACCCACTGCATCAACGACTTGGTCCTCCTGGTGGCGTTGTGGAAGTGCGCCGCCGAGGGGCACGACAATCACCCGGTCAACGGGTACAACGCGGCGGCCAAACGGCTGGCGGCCAGGGGGCTGGTGTCGATCAACCCCACGTGCGCCTACCAGTGGCGGATCACGGAGGAGGGGCGGGAGTTCTGCGCCGACGTGGTGGCCTCCCTGGGCGCCCCCGTACAGCAACCCAACTGCGCCCAGGGGCCGCGGGTGGTGAGGGACAACTACTGATGGCGCGGCGACACTGGGATCGGTACGACCAGATCGAGCATCTGGCCCCGGAGAAGATGAACGCGAGCACGGCGTTCGCAGAACTGGACGACTACCTGGGGAGCGGCGACGACCCCATCCGGTGGAAGGGCCAGGACACCACCCCCAACAATGTGCGGTACCGGATCCAAGGGGACCCCAAAGCCACGGACGTGCGGGTGGGGTACTACGGGGGGCCGGGGTGCCAGTGGATCACCGCACGCAAGGGGACGTTGGCCAAGTTGGTGGCCGACCGCCGCCGCTTACGTGCCGAACGGGCCGTCAAGGACAGGGCCGCCGAGTTGAGCAAGGCCGCCAAGACCCGGGCCAAGACGGCGGCGGCGGGGGTTCCGTCCCTGGCCCGCGCGGAGGTGCGGTGGGCTGTGGAGATCACCTACTGGAAGAACGGCAAGGCGGTGGACAAGCCGTTCCTGGCCGGTCGGTTCTACTTCGACTCCCCTGGGGACCCCCTGGGGCCCCGCCATGGGCGAGGGGACATGCCTCCCGTGGCCACCTTCGACACCCGGGACCTGGCCAGGGAGCGGTGCAAGCTGGTGCGGGGCGGCCACCCGTCGTGGAGGACCACGGCCCGGCCTGTCAAGGTGCGGGTGGAGGTCCACCGGGTGGAGGGGGCGTGACGGATCACCGCCGGGTGCTTGCCGCGGAGTTCGTTCTGTGCCCGTCGTGCGGTGGGACAGGCCTCCAGGTGGAGAAGGGGTCGATCATGAACCCCAGCACGGAGCGCCCTCCCGCGGGGGAGGACGCCGTCCGCCGCCTTCGCCAGATGGTGGCGGGGGTGGCCGCCGACAACGACGACGACTACGACCGGGACTACGACCCGTTCTCCGTAGAGGCCCAGATGGCGGAGTGGGACCACGACGACGAGTACGGGGCGGAGTACGGGGACCCTGCCACGTGGATGAACACCAACATGGTGGAGAAGTGCGACCTGTGCCGCGGCCGGCGGCGGATCTTGAAGGCCAAGGCCGCCGCGTGGCTCATGGAGAACCCGGGATGACCCGCGGCCGCGCGTTGGTGTGGGTGGTGGTGTGGGTGGTCCTGGCCTTTGCCGCCGCGTGGGTGGGTCAGCAGTGGTGGCCTGCGTGGGTGGTGTTCGTGGTGGCCGCCCTGGGGCTTCTGGGGGCCGTGTCCGTGGTGGCCAAGGGAGGGGTGGATGATCAACATGAGTGACTGGCCGGAACTGGCCGAGTTCGTGGTGGCGGCCGACGACGACGCCCTCACCCGGGCCGACCTGGCCAAGCTCCTGGATGGTGGGGTGGCCGCGGGGTTCTTCCGGGCCTACGCGGTCAAGGAGGTTTTCCTTGGCGGGGTGGTCCACGTGGTGGTGGAGGCTCCCAACGCGTCGGCCATGGACCGGCGGTGGATCGAGAAAGCCCGCCGAGCCGTGGACGCCCGCCGAGCCGCGGGGGTCAAGGTGGAGTGGAAGATCCTCACCACCGCGGAGGAGTGCGCCCAGCGCCTCCTGGGGGAAGATTGATGCCCCCCAAGAAGAAGACCATCACCCGCAAGGAGCAGGACGCCCGCCTTCGGGCCGCGGTGGCGTTCGTGGTGGAGAAGGGCGCGGACAGCGGGGTCCAGGTGGATCAACTGGCCCTTACTGCCCCGGCCAGCGCAGAACCTACCGTAAAGCTCACCCTGCGGCTGGGGTACGATGGGGCCGAGGTGATCGGCGCGGCGCTCAAACTGGCCGCCAGCAAGTCCATGCTGGAGGGAGGGGACTGATGGCGGTCCCCGGGCGGGTGTACGCCTACGATGCGGACGGCAACCAGTTGATCTGGGATCCGATCAAACCCCCGCCGGGGTGGAGGTGGTGTTCTGCCTCACCAGGGTTTCCCCTGCACTACAAGCCGGACGACGGCGCGCCGTGCCCTTACTGCGGAACGCACCCCGAGGCCGAGGCCGAGGCGGTGTACGATGACATCGAGGACGTGGCTCCCCAATGGAACAGACCCCAGACCAAACACGCCAGCGGCTGAAGGCCGTCCTGGAAACGGCCTTGTCGGCGGAGATCGCCGCGGCCAAGCGCGCCGTGGGCCGGGTGGAGTGCCCTTGCTGTGAGGGGACCGGGGTCACCCCGGACGTTCGTTCCACCACCACCCCCCAGGACGTGGTGGCTCGTCGGTTTCGCGCCCAGGCCAGCATGACCTTGTGCTCCACGTGCGATGGGACGGGATGGGCCGACCAGGACGCCGCCGCGGAGTGGCTTTTGGCCAACGACCCCGAGTCGTCCATGGCCGACCTGGGCCCGGTCCCCTACACCGCGGCCGAAGTAGCCAAGGCCCTTGCCGACGTGGATGGGGTGGCCGCGGTGGCGGTGGCGGACGTGACGATCACGGGCGACGCCCTTTCCGTGTCGCACGACTAGGCGCAAGGGTGTGGGTATGGACGTTCGCGTCACCCGACCAGACGAGTTCAGCGACACCCTCCGAGACGCCATGCCCGGGGCCGTGGTGTGGATCGAGAACCCCGACCAGGCCGTGGTCCAGATGCGGTTCCCATGGACTCCGCAGGAGGCATGGGGGCGCGGGGCGTGGATGGTCCAGACGTACCCGGGGTACGAGGGGGGAGACGACGGGATCTTGGCGGTGGAGATCGCCACGGGGCTGGGGGCCTTGTTCCGCCCCGACGCCGCGGTGTGCATCCGGGAGTTGGCCTTGGTGGACCCCACCGCCACGGTTCCCACCCCGCCCCTGGAACGCCTGGTGGCGTCGTGGCGCAAGGCGGATAGGGATCACCTCAATGCGGGGCACCCAGAGTTGAGCGGGGCGGCCCGCGCTTTCGCGGACATGCTTGACCACGTGCTGGCCCACGGGACGTGGCCGCCGGAGGACGAGCCCGACCAGGAGGCGGGGGCGTGAAAGGGCACCCCACCACGTGCGTCCTCAACGGGCCCACCCTCCTGGTGGACGCGGTGATAGGCTGATCGGCCCATGGACCACTGCAAAACACCGCCACCTCCACCGTCCTTCAATCTGCTCACTCCACCCGGCGCAGTTGGCACACCCCCGGAGGAGGTGGTATGCGCGTCCGCATGATCGTGGAGGCAGAGCTTGTTCCGGGAACCGCGCTGGTGCGCGGCGACTTGGCCGCGCCTGCCTTGATGGGGCCGGTGTACCGGATCGGGAGCATCACCCCCACCACCGCCAACGGGCGGGATGCGCTCATGGTGGAGTGCTTTGAGGCCGTGCGGGGGCGCGATGGTCGGACGGTGGAGGAGCGCAATCAGGTGTACGTGGGCCCGGATCACACGTGGTGGCGGGTGCCGCCCCCTAAGACCACCGATGCCACGTGCCAGGACTAGCCCTCCCGCGTGCCCCACGTGCGGGGGTTCAGGGCGGGTGATCGAAGTCCTCCCCCCGGAGATCATGCAAACCCTGCGGGTGGACCTCCGGGGGCTCGCGGGGGTGGGGTTTTCCCGGGATACGTGCCCCACGTGCGGGGGGCGGGGGTCCTTGTCGCCACCGTGCCCCTTGGGGGAGTATCCTCCGTGTCCAAGGGACCACCATGGGACTGATCAAGATCCGCCGAAGTGACCGCCGCCTGGCGGAGGACGACCGCTTGCGAGACAAGTACCTGGACCGCCACCGCTCCCCCGAGGAGTTGGTGGCACGGTACGAGGCCGAGGCCAAGCGCCTGGGGCTGCGGATCGAGAACAAGTCGAGCCACTGGGGGCGCCTGTCTCGGATGTCCACCACGTACTACCGGGAGTTGCGCTTGGGGACTGGGGCCCAGAACTACAAGCCGTTCCCCAAGGCGCGGCTGCTGGCTCACGAGCTGTTCCACGCCCGCCAGTGGCGGTGGTGGGAGCCGACCAAGTTCCGCACCCGGTACGTGTTCTGGACTCGGTGGCGGTGGGCCATCGAGGTCCAGGCCTACTGCGAGTCGGTGCGGGCCATGATCAGCATGGGGGCCAGCGACAAGGCCGTGGACGCGTACATCGAGGACCGCCCCCGAGTGCTGTGGGAGAACTACGCCCTCAAGGGCCTCCGCAGGGACCACGTGTACCGGTACACCAAGGCCATCCTCCGCAACGCGGCCACCGAGCACAGGGCTCGTGTCGCCGCGTAAGTGGTGGGGGTGAGCAGGATCAGCGAGGACACTCTCAACGGGGACACCCCCGTGGTGATCATGGCCTGGATGCCCCGCCCGGACAGCGGGGAGGTCAACAGCCTGGTGTACGCCGGGGGCCTGACCCGGACCTACTGGAAGGACAGGTTCGACGGCCGCGCCGCCCTGGGGGCGCACCGGGCCCCGCCCTACTTCCGGGACCCCCACGAGGGGGTGGCGTACATGATGCGCAACCCTGGCACCCGGGGGTTGATCCAACTGGATGCCCGTGCCGCCATCGAGTTGGGGTGGGGGATCGGGGCCATGGGGGAGCCCCCCGGCGCGCCCGACGACCCCCCCACCATGGGGTACGCCGCCGCGGCAATGCTGGAGGGCGACCAGTGACCAAGGGCGCCAAGTTGCCGGTGGCCGAGTCGATCACCCTGGGCCTCCGGATCGACAAGGTGTTCGTCCCCACCCCCAACGGGGGAGCGGCCCCTCGGTTCCGGGTGACCGTGTACCCCGTGGGGGAGGGGCGGTACGACTCCGAGCGGACCCGGATCCAAGTGGAGGAGCCCTACATGCGCCAGTGGGCTGCCGACGAGGTGGCTGCCCTGGACGTGGTGGCCGCGGCTCTCCCCGACATCCGGGACGCGATCCGCGCGGTGGAAGTGGCCGCCATGGTGGAGGACGACGACTGACGCCCAACTGGGCGGACGACGATGTTCGCCAGCACTCGGTGGGGTAGGGTGGTGGGGATGACTGCCGCCGACATCGCCGGGTGGGTCCCCGCCGTAGTTCTCCCCACCGCCACGGCCGCCGCGTTGGCCGCAGCGATCCGAGCGGCCCGCCAGGGGGACACCACGGGGGTGTCCGTTCTGTCCTGGGTCCTGTTCGCCGCCGCCAACCTGGGAGGGTGGGTGTACACGGAAAAGCTCCTGGCTCCCCAGGCCTTGATCGCCTACGCGGTGACCACCGTCCTGGACGTGGTGATCATCGTGGTGGTCCTGGCTGCACGGCACCGTGAGCGGCCCTCCGCGGAGTAGTGGCCAACCCGGGGGCGCCGTGGTGTATAGTCCGCCCATGGCGGCGAAGATCTCCCTGGACGTTGACCTGGCGCTCGACGTGCGCCTGGACTCCGGCACCTGCCCCGGCGGATCCACCGCCCCGGGGAGCGGGTACACCAACAAGTTCCCCTTGGCGGCGGACTTGGAGATCAGCCAGCAGCGGGCCGCGGTAGACCCCGGTCCCGACCCCCTTCCGTTCCCGGCCAACCTCCAGGGGCGGTTCCTGTACTTCAAGGCCCTGGCCGGGGGTCCCTTCGACGTGACGGTGACCCACGACGCCCAGGGGGCCACGGTGTACCCCGTGGCCGCGGCCAACAAGAACGGGATGCTCGTCCTGGTCCCGGCCGACGACGAGTTCATCACGGGGGTCACCGTGGAGGGCGCCGGCGAGTTCGAATGGCTGTGCGCGGGTGACGAGGCGTAGGTCAAGTCGCAAGGGGGGACCATGACCCGACAGCAAGCGATCAAGTTCCTGGACAACGCGTGCCGCGCCTACAAGGGAACACGGGAGGATCACGTGGCCCTCCAGAACGCCATCAACCTGATCCAGGCCGAACTGGCGCAGAAGGACGCGCTCCAGGCGGAACTGGACGCGCTCAAGGTGGTCCCCATGCCGGAGCCCGAGGCCGAAGGGAACGACGCCGCGGCGGGAGGGGACGCCGAGTAGGTGCGCAACCTGCCCGCGGATCTGTTCAACGACCGCCTCGCGCCGCAGGATGCACGCCTGCTGCGGGAGGCGTTGTCGTGCCCTGTCCAGGAGGGGCCCACCTTCTCCTGGGGGGTGATCACCGCTCCCGGCACCGAGCTGTACGGTTCCCCGGCCGGGCGGGACCCTACCTCCGCGATCGGCGCGGACACGTACTGGCCCCAGGTGTTTCCCACGGAGATCCTGGCCCTGGGGGTGAGCCTCCTGGCCGGCGCGGACTACACCCTTCGGATCTACACCTCCCAAGGTGCGGCCTCGGTGCTTCTCCGGGAGATTGAGATCGCCGATGGGGGCCCGGCCTTCCGCCGCCTGGACCTGGAAGACGACGCCGGGAACGGGGCCCTCCTGGTGCCCGCCCCCAGCGGGGTGGCTATCTCGGTGGCGGCATCGGCCATCGGGGGGATCACCGTCACCCCCTACCTTCGCCGGAGGACCGCATGAGCCTGGTGCTGGACAAGATCGACCTGCGGACCACCGCCCCGTCCATCCTGGACCAGATCGGGGAGTGGAAGGCCACCCAGGCCAAGACCCTTCAGGGTCTACGCCCGTTCAGCGTGAGCGCCCGGAACGGTGACGTGCTCCCGGCTCCCGGGGAGGACAGGGACGGGGAGCCACTCCCCAACCCCGCAGGGGACAGCGTGTACTTCCTGGACCACCCCTCGGCCATCACCCTGGGCAACCCGGTGATGCGGCCCGGGACCTACGACGGCCAGCGCGTCCGGCTGAGCCCAACCCAGGCTGCGGTGGCCCTACCCCCGGGGTCCGCCCGTGGGGCCGGCGCGACGGTGCTGGTGGCTCCTGGCGGGGACGTGACCCTCCTGTGGGACCAGACCCGGGGGGAGTGGGTTCTGTCTGGGGGCGCCGGGACAGGAGGAGGGGGACTCACCCCCGTCACCCGGGTGGCCGCGGTTGCTATCGCCGCGGGGGACGTGGTGGCTTTGGACACGGTGGTAGGCCAGGTGCGCCCTGCGGACGCCACCTTCGCTAGCGGCCTGTGGCAGCCCGCGGGAATCGCAGCGGTGGGTGCCTTGGCAGGTGCCGCCGTCCTGGTCCATGAGGTTCACGCCCAGGTGGTCCCTGCCAGGTTCGCCGCCGCGCCGCCGGCGTCTTCCCAGCGGCGACCAGTGTTCCTGGACGACACACCGGGGCAGGTGACCCTTACGCCGCCGGACGTTTCTTCCGCTGGTCGCGTGCGGTACTTGGTAGGTATCCTCCAAGGCGCGGACGGATTGTCCGCCACGCCGCCGATCCTGTATCAGCCCCAGTACATCAGCCGCCGCCCGTAGGAGACACACCATGGCCGCCCTCACAGACGCAGTTCAGATTCTCGACCCCGCCGACCCGTTCCTCACGCGGGTTCTCGATCCTTCGGCGGACACCCTGGAGTTGAACGTCCCCTTGACGCTCAACCGGGACACCACGATCAACGCCAACCTGACCATCAACGGCACCCTCACGGCCACCGACGAGGAGCGCGTGCTGATCCAGGACGGCTACCCATACCTCAACAATGGGTACACCAACCCGGTGGCCAAGACTGGCGGCCTGGTGGTCAACGTCCTGCCGAGCGTCACCAGTGACACCGTGAACGGCGCGTTTGTGGCGGGCGTGCTAGCCACTAGCAACCCCGTGGTGACCACCGCAGGGAGCAACACGTTCTCGACGGGGGACTTCATCCAGATCAGCGGCGCGGCGGATCCCGGCAACGACGGGCTGTATGAGGTGCTGTCCCACGTGGGGACCGCCCTGGAGATCCGCGGCGTGGGGGTCACCGCCGCCCAAGAGAGCTTCACGCAGACGGACTTCACGGCCGACGCCACGGCGCAGGGCACGATCACCAAGCTGGACACGGTGTCGATCCTGCGGGCCAACGCCAGCGGCGTGTGGGAGTCCGCGGCCGGCGGATCCAGCCCTACGGGCACCCCCCTCACCTTCACCGCCCTTGGCGGCGGCGCGGCGGGCTTGGACCCCAACTACCAGGCAGGCAACACGATCACCACCGACGCGGCGAACGGCTCGGTCACCATCGGCGGCACCGAGGCGTTCATCATCACCGCCACCGGCGGCCTGAACGTGGACACGGTGGCCGACTTCGACGTGTCGGTGTTCGACGTGCAGATGACCGGGGCCAATGGGTTCTCGATCGACGGCACGGCGGCAAGCAACCTGTCGGTGGCCAACGGCAACCTCACCCTGGCGGCCACGGGCGCGGGTTCCGACGTGATCCTGTCCGCTGCCGACTTGGTGGACATCGACGGGACCACCCTGGACCTGGACGCGAGCGGGGCGGCCACCTTGGACGCGGGTACCACCCTGGGCCTGACCGGCGGCACCGGAGCGACAATGACCGCCACGGCGGGGCAGGCCCAGATCACCGCCCCGGCGGGCGAGGTGGACATCACGGCGAACACCGTCGTGGACATCAACGGCGCCACCCTGGACGTGGACACCACGGGCGATGCCGCGATCACGAGCGGCGCCACCCTGGACTTGGACGGCGCCACGGTGGACATGGACTCCACCGCCGCCACGACCATCGACGCGGGCACCACCCTCGGGCTCACCGGCGCCACGGGTGCCACCCTGTCGGCCACCGCCAACAACGCCACGGTGCAGGCCCCCGGCGGCAATGTGGTCCTCAACGCCAACGCGGTGGTGGACATCGACGGGGCCTCCCTGGACGCCGACATCACCGGCGCCGCGGAGATCGACGCCCAGTCCTTGTCCCTGGACGCCACCGCGTCGAGCAACCTAACGGTCGCCGGCAACAGCGGCTCTGCCACGGACCTCACCCTGTCGGCCACCAACGCCGGCGCGGGTACGGGCAACGTCCTAGTGGCGGCCGACGACGAGATCGACCTGACCAGCACCACGCTGGACATGAACGTGGCCACCGGACAGGCCGCCGCGGCCACTCTGTCGGCGGGTGGTACGGACTTCTTCACCGCGGACAGCACCAGCGGCGCCGAGCAGTTGGTCACTGGGACGTTCCTCAACGTCCAGGGCACCGCGGGGGTCCGCCTCACCGCTACCCCGGCCGTGACCGCGGGTGACGTTCTCACCCTCAACGCCTCCGGGGAGGTGGAGCAGGCCGACGCGAGCGCGGCGGCACTGGATGGTCTGTCCGTGGGGATCGCCCTTCGATCGGCAGGCGCCGGCGCCGACGTGGACGTGGTCACCGTGCCGGGCTGCCTGGTGCCGGTTCGGTTCGCGGTGGCGCCCGCAGGGGCGAACAACCGGCGGCCGGTGTACGTGAGTGGCACTCCGGGGTTGGCCACCCTTACCCCGCCCACGGGGAGTGGCACCACCCGGTTCCTCCTGGGTTACCTCCAAGGCGCGGACGGTGTCACCACCACGCCGACCATCATCTACCAGCCGCAGTACCTCTCGCGCACGCCATAAGGAGCGGTCGTGCCCGACCGTCGCCTGATCTACACGGACCCTGCCACGGGGTTGCCCATCGAGATCCTCTCGGAGATCGAGGTGTGGGGATTCGGCACCCTCGCCCAGCGGCCCGCCGCGGGCAGCGAGCCAGGCGATCTGTTCTGGCTGATCGACGGCGGCGCCGTGCGTCCCCAGGTGTGGGATGGCGGCGCGTGGTTGGAGATCTCGGCGTCTCCGTTCGGTTCGGCCGGCGGCGCCCTGTCCGGCAACTACCCCGCGCCTACCCTCAACGAGGCGGCGGTGCCGGGGGCGGTGTTCGGCAAGGAGATCCACCGGGCCTCCCGCCTGGACGACCTGTTCACCACGGGCACCACGTTCGTGGACCACCTGGACTTCGACTTCACGGTGGCCGAGGCGGGGCAGTTTCTGATCCTGGCCCAGATCACCGTGGGGGGCGACAACAACCAAACCCGGGTGGAGGGGCTGATCAGCCTGGACGGTATCCCCTTCGCCGGCGGTGCAGTCCGCCCCGGCGCGGGGGCCTTGGGGGAGGTGACGTACACCGAGATCCTGGACGTGGCCCTGGCCGTGGGTCCCCACAACCTCCTGTCCCAGTTCCGCCGCGTGACTGGTGCGGGGACGGCTTCGTGCCTGCGCTCGCGGTTCTTCCTGTGGAGGGCTGACTGATGGCCATGGAATGGAACCCCGAAGGCACCGTGCTCACGTTCTCGATTGCGGCGGACACCAAGTTCGCCCGACTGGACCCCGCCTCGTTGGACGACGCCCTGCGGGGGCTTGCGGTCACCAAGGCTCTGGACGGGGTGTCCGGTGGGAGCACCAACGACGTGGGGACGATCACCTACCGCGCCGAAGTGCCACCCGCTGAGCGGATCCTTGTCCAGCAGGTAGTCAACGACCACACTGGGATCCCGGCGGTGTCGGCCGAGCCGGACGTGGTCAACGGTAAGCTACGGGTGGAGGTCCGGCCGCGGGACGGGACCAGTTACGAGGACTACTCCGTCAACTGGACGGACCCCACCACGTGGCACACGGACAGCGTGCGCCACACCGCACACGTGCCAGCCGACCAGGGTGGCGGGGTGTACCGGATCACCGGAGTCACCTACGGGGTGGTGGACGTAACCCATGGCAAGATCACGCAGGAGCGTCGCCTGGCGGACATGCGCCTGCGTGTGTACGTGGACGGGGTGGAGGTGCCCGAGGAGGAGTTCGGGTGGGCGGACTACGAGGCCGACCCCCACGTGCTCCCGGACGGGTCCACTCGGCCCAACCCGTTCGCCGCGGGTGACTGGACTTGCGACTACGCCACCGGCACGATCACCTTCAAGTCCCCACCGGCAGGGGTGGTCACATGCGACTGGAGCGACGCGGTGTCCAGCGCCTGGTACATCACACCGGATGTCGGTCACCAGTTGCACCTGCTCGCGGTGGAGATCAACGCGTCGATGGACGTGGTGATGCGGGACTCGGTGTGTTTCGTGCCGCAGATCTTGGCGGCGGCCGCTGCTGCGATCGGGGAGTTGGACCAGGAGGCCGCGGCCATAGGGATCACACCGGCTGCCATGGCAGGGCTGGGACTCACTGGTCTGCCCGGGACCATGATCTTGGCCAGCCGGGAGGCCGACGCCGCACCGTTCTACGCGGCCGCAGCCGCGTCCCAGGGGGTCACGGTGGAGCAGTTCAAGGCCGGGGTGGGCCTCCCCCTCCAGGACGACGCGTACTTGGACGTGAGCGCGGATATTCACGAGTACAAGGTGGTGCGGGACTTCATCGTGGAGAGCCAGCGCGCCTACCCGTTGATGGCCAAGGTGGGCGGCGCCAACAGCCGCGGCATGACCGTGGACTGGTTCACTTGGCGGTGGCCCTACGAGGAGGCCGCGGCGCGCCTGCTGGTGGGAGCCAACGGCACACGGGTCAAGATCCATTTGCGGCACGACATCCCCTACGGTGGGGAGTACGCCAACGCGTCGGTGTACGCGATCGATGAAAACGGGGCGGGCCAGTGAGCACCTGGCGTGACCGCCGAGCCGCCGACCGCCGTCTGTGCAGGATCGCGTGGTCCATCGCGCGGGACCGGAAGCAGTCCCGGTCCACTCGTCGTGCAGCCCGGAAGGTATGGGCTGTGTTCGCCCTGCGGGTTGCGCTGGGGTGGCACGCCAAGCCCACCAAGGCACTGGAGGCGTTGGTGGGTTCTTTCCGGCACGGGGAATACTGCGGGGTGGGCCACGGCCTACCAGACGGGGAGTCCGCCGACCCGGTGGATGCCCTGGACGCCGCGTGCCAGGATCACGATCAGGCATACGGGTAGGGGAGGGCGCTCCAAACACCCTTGCCTTTTGCGCGGCCGTAGCGCTAGTCTTGCCCCCGCCAGGAGGACTCCGACATGACCAACCCGACTCACGCCACGCCAAGCAACCCCGCACCCCTGCCCGCCACCGAACCCGGCGCTGGGGAGAGCGGGCACGCACCGGGTGCGCCGCAGTCCCAGCCGGGACCCACCCCTACTCCCCCCACTGGTCCAGCCCCCGAGAGCGCGACCCCACCTGCTCCGTCGCCGGAACCTGCACCTGCCCCCACCCCGCGCACCCCCCCGGTGAGCGAACTGCTCCAGACCCCGGAGATCCAGGCGGAGATCGCCAAGGCTGCCAAGAAGGCCGCCAAGGAAGCCCGGGAGGCCGAAGCTGAAGCGGCACGCGTGGCGGCCGAACGGGCCAAGATGGACGAGGTGGAACGGCTCAAGGCGGAGAAGGCCGACCTGGAAGCTCGCGCCACCAAGGCCGAGGCCACCGCTACCGAGGCGGCCATGGAACGAGACCTGGCCAACGTCCTGGTGAGCGAGGGGACTCAACTCCAGGACGCCAAGGCGGTGGAGTACCTTCGGTACCAGGCGTTCAAGGCCTGCGCCGACGACGACGGCCTGTCCATGAGCGCCGCCGTCAAGAAGGTGCTCGCGGACAGCCCGTGGCTGGTGAAAACCGCCGCGACCCCCGCCAGCGCCCCCGCGCCCGATCCCACGCCGGCACCCCCGGCGCCCGTGCCTGCCCCTTCAACGGCGCCCAGCGCCCCAAAGCCGACTGCTACGCCGGCCGCGGGGGAAAAGCCGTCCCAGGGGGTTGACACCATGAAAATGAGCCGCGCAGAGTATGAGGAGTACAAGCGGAGGCAACACAACCTCCACTAGCGGCCCCACCCAGGGGCACTCAACCGCCCCGCGCGAACGACTGACACAAGGAGACACACACCATGGCCGCCGGACTCGGATCCATTCTTCCGCCCCTCGCTTTCCTCGACCCCATCGTGCAGGACAACACCCTGGCGCGCGAGTTTCGGGACGCTCTGTTCCCGCAGCTCCTGTTCCGCGAGGAAGCCATGCCCGAGAAGTGGGAGATCAACGTGGGCGATTCGCAGATCTTCACCCGGAGCAGCTTGCTGCCCCCGGCCGTGAAGCCGCTCACCCCCGGGACGGATCCCACGCCCAAGCAGCCGTCGTTCGAACAGTGGAGCGTCCGCGCCGAGCAGTACGGCGACTCGATGGACACCCACATGCCGTCGAGCCGCACCAGCCTGGCGCCGATCTTCGCTCGCAACGCCAAGACCCTGGGCCTCCAGGCTGGCCAGAGCCTCAACCGGGTGGCCCGTAACCGCCTGTTCTGCGCCTACACCGGCGGGGACACGGTGACCGACAATGCCGGTGCACCTTCCGCCACCCTCGTGGTCGCGAGCCTCAACGGGTTCACCACCACGATCGTCAACGGCCAGGAGGTCCCGATCAGCGGCGGCAACCCCAAGGTGGTGCGGATCAGCGGCGTGGCGGGAACCCACAACGTGATCGCGGCCGCCCCCGCCGATCCCAACAACCCCTTCGGCCCGGGTACCCTCACCCTGGCCGCGGCCACCACGTTCCTGGCAGGCGCTCGCGTCCTGGCCGTGGACGCTCCCCGGATCATCCGGGTGGGTGGTGCCGCCACCGTGGACGGCCTCACCGCCGTGTCGGCTCTTTCCCTCAAGGAGATCCGCCAGGCCATTGCCATCCTCCGGCGCAACCGGGTGCCCACCCACGCGGACGGGTACTACCACGTCCACCTGGACCCGGTGGCCGAGTCGCAGATCTACAACGACAACGAGTTCCAGCGCCTCAACCAGGGGGTGCCGGACGGTCTGCGCTACGCCGAGTTCGCCATCGGGCGCCTCCTGGGTGCGATCTTCTTCACCAACAACGAGAGCCCCAACGTGTTCAACAGCGACCCCCTCCAGGGCGCTGGTCTGGTGGGGAGCCGCCCCCTGTCCGCGGGTTCGGCTCTGGCCAGCCCCGAGCACTACGGCGAGGTCCGCAACGCCGCGGGCGTGGGCGTGATCCGCACGATCATCACCGGCGGCGGCTCCATCATGGAGAAGTGGATCGATGAGGAGAGCGACTACCTCACCGAGGCCGGGTACGTGGGCAAGGTGGGCCAGTTCTCGGTGGTCAACAACGGGATCCAGATCAGCACCGAGCGGATCCGGTACATCATCCGCGCCCCGCAGGACCGCCTCCAGCAGCAGGTCTCCCAGTCCTGGTCCTGGAGTGGTGACTGGGGCGTCCCCACGGACCTGCTCGGCGGCCAGACCGGCGGCCGGTACAAGCGGGCCATCGTGATCGAGAGCGGGTCGGAGGACTAGTCCTCAACCCCTGATCGACCCCAGCCCCGTAGCGGTTCGCCGCACGGGGCTTTGGGGGTAGAACCCCCACCCTCCCGCAGGAGACAGAGACATGGCCAACCCGCGCAGCGCACAGATCGACAAGCACTCCCCCACGGACTACCTGGACCAGCTTCGGGTCATCGCCCCCGCGCTCCGTTCCGCGCTGGAGTCCAACCTTCCCCCCGTGGCCCGCGACGCCAATGTGACCGCCGTGGCCGTGGCCGCCGACACGACCGGCGCCCTGGGTGACGCCGCCGCCAAGACCGGGTTCGCCGGCGAGGTGGTCCGGGTCAACGTCACCGCTGGTGGCGCCCCCGGTGACAAGACCATCGTGGCTGGCGCTCCCGCGGCCGGCGAGGCGCAGGTTGCCTACGACGCCAACGGGATCCCCACCGTCAACTTCAACGCCGCCGACGCGGTGACGGAGTGCGAGATGGTGGCCAACCTCCTCCCCCCCAACTTCAAGGCCCTCATGGCCGAGGAGGCGGGGCCCTAAGCCTCGCCGCCGCGGCTCTCACCTCACCGGGTGTGGTAGGGTTCAACCCGGAGGAACACGCAGATGCCCAAGAAGCAGCCCGTCCACAAGACCAACAGCCTGTGCCGCAACGAGTGTGGCCCGTCCGCGCCGGGGGGCACTTCCCTGGGCAGCGTCCTTCCCCAGAAGGGGAGCAACACCGCCCCCAAGGGGGAGAAGCACCCAGGCCAAGGTCACGCGGCGGCCACCGGTCCCATGAAGGCCGGGGGCGGCTCCACCGAGCAGTAGGCTCCTCGCCCTTCCCTCCTTCAGACCGAGCCCCCGCCACGCCCCGCGTGCCGGGGGCTTCGTTTTCCTGGTAGACTGTGCGCGCCAGGAGGACACCAATGCCCAACGACCCCAAGACCAGCAAGCCCGCCCCTCTCAAGGAGCAGGTGGCAGAACTCCGAACCGCCATGGACGCCAAGGACACCGAACTGGCCGCGCTCCGCGACCAAGTGACCACCCTGACCAGCAAGGTGGAGCACCTCACCAACGTGGTGACGGCCAACTCCACCCGCCTGGAGATCATGGAGGTGGCGGCTCCCGCGGAACTCCGCGCCCTCAACGCCGACGCCTTGGCGGGGATGGTCCAGGACAACCCCTATGCCCGCCTGGAGATCCTGGAGGACTGGGCCAAGAGCGCCAACAGCCAGTTCCGCAAGGGGGCAATCGTCCGCGCGGACCACGTGCCCCACCTCGTGGACTACGTGCGCCACGGACTCAAGGTGGGGATCCCCCAGGACCAGGCGGCCCAGATCGCCAAGCTCAAGGCCGAGCACGCCGCTCGGCTCGCGGCCGCCGAGGCCGAGGGACAGTTGGCCAAGGCGCAGATCGAGAGCGCCGAGGCCCGGATGGCCGCTGCACGAGCCGAGGCAATCGCCGCAGGAGGGTAACCCATGGCACTCACCCAGGAAGAACGCGCACGGACCCGGTATCACCTGGGGTTCCCCAACATCGCCGCCGGCGCGGCGCTGGCCCTGGGGTTCCCCGCGGCCGGGCATCCCGCGTACCTCCTGGAGGCCGCCATGAACGACATCGTCCCGGAGGCCGAGCCCAAGTTCAGGGAGGTGCTCCATCAATGCGAGTGCATTGAGCGCCAGATCATGGACGCCAAGAAGCGCCTCCAGGCGGTGTCGGTGGGCGGGGTGATCCTCCGGGGGCCGGAGGAGCTTGAGGCCCTGGAGGACCAGTACGACTACTGGACCGACGCCCTCGTGGACATCTTCGGCGTCAACAAAAACCCGTTCAGCAAAAAGCACCAGCGCGTCGGCGGCGAGTACGTCGTCATCAACCCATCGTAGGAGAACCCCGTGCCCGTCAACACCAACTGCATCATCCGCACCAAGGGCGCGCCCGATCCCGCGCCCGCCACCGACGATCCGCCGCCGCGGCCGTACCCGGAGGGGGACCCCTCCGAGGACTGGAAGCGGGTGGAACTGGACGCGTGGTGCCAGGACAACGGGGTCGCGGACTACCAGGACGCCCGCACCAAGGCGGACGTGATGGACCTGATCGACGGGACGCGTGACTGATCATGGGACTGGCAGGAGACACCCCCCGCTACAACGAGTGGATCGTGGCCCGCCAGATCGCGGTGGACGGGTTCGCGCCTGACCCGGACTGGGTTGCCACCCAGGACCCCCGCCTCCTGGACGGGGCCGGGAATCCTTCCCGGGCCTTCCAGGTGCCCAACCTCCCCGGCCGCCCCGCCAAGGGGTGCGCTGTAGCCGTGGTGGCAGTGGACGCAGACGGGAACGTGCAGGTCCCCGCGGGTGTGTCCGTGGACGTGGACGTGGTGGAGGTGGTCCAGTTCAGCGGTGACTACAACGACCGCGCGCCACACATCATGGCGGTGGAGGACCCCACCACCCCTCTCACGGCGTGGTCGTTCACCCTCCCCGCCGCCATCGTGGCCCGCCTCCCTGGGATCGGTGGAGCGCAGAACCAGTTCGCCTTCCGGGTGTCCGCAGCCGCGGGCGGCCCGGCGGGCGGCGAGTACCGGATCCTGGTCAAGCCCCTCGGAGGCGGATGATGTCGTGCTGCTCCGCTTGCGGCGCACCGGGGGCAGTCACCCCGGGCGCGCCCTGCGGGGCGTGCGGCGCCATCGTTGATCCCGTCACGGGGGCAGTGGTCCCCGCCCCAGGGGTGTGCGCCCCAGGACCGGCCAACGTCCCGATCACGGACGAGGAGTACGCCAACAGCCTGGGGGTGTGCCTTCAGGACGCGGTGGACTCGGCCCGCAAGATCCAGCACGACCTCGGCCTTCGGCCGTACCGGGTGCGCCTGGTGTGGTGGGAGCGAGACGGCCGCCAGCGGTTCACCAAGATCTACCGGGAGTTGGAGTTGACCCCGGTCCAGGTGAGCACGTTCAACGACCTGGACTGGGAGTTGACGGAGGCGGGGATGCAGGACCAAGGGGACCTCCTCCTGTCCGAGATCTCCCCGGTCCAAGTGGACCAGGCCACCCTCCTGGGCAAGATCGACGGCGCCGACCCACCTCCGGGGGTGGAGTTCTTCTACGAGGTCCAGCAGATCGGTCGGTGCGTAGGTACGCCGCCGATCAACCCCGGGCGGTTCACCCCCACCGCCATCCCCTACCTGGACGGGGAGCAGTTCCAGTATTTCATGGTGATCGGGTCCCAGAATCACCCCCGGGCTGCCGCGCCGGGACCGGACACCCCGGACAGGGACAACACCTTCAAGCCCGCGCGTCTCCGCAGGCGTAGGCGCGGGACCCTGCGGACGTGATGGATGGCGTACAAGCGGATCACCCTTCCCCATCCCAGCCGGATGCGGGCCGCGGCCAACAAGCTGGACATGGCCACGGGCAACGCGGTGCGGATCGCCATGGTCAAGACCGCGGAGTTCGGCCTGGGCGCGGTTCGACGGACCACCCGCCAGACCAGCCCCAAGCCGATCGCCCATGGGACCTACGATCAAGCGTGGGAGATCAAGAAGACCAAGACCGGCGCCGTCCTGGGCAACAGCGCCCGGCACTCGATCTTCGTGGAGGTGGGCCGCCGCCCCGGCAAGATGCCGCCCCTGGAACCCATCCTGGAGTGGGTCAAGATCAAGCGGTTCAAGTTTGACAAGCAGGGGAAGGTGGTCAAGAAGGGCCAGGGCAAGAAGCGCAAAGGGAGCGCCAAGAAGAAGTCCCCCGGTCAAAGGGCGGCCGACAAGGCCCAGCGAGATCTGGCCGCCAAGTACGGTCCCACGGGGAGCGGGGGCGGACCCCAAGCCCCCAAGAAGCCCAAGGGGGCCAAGAAGCCAAGCAAGGCCGCCCTCCGAAAGGCTGAGCACCAGGAGGCGTTCGCCTGGATGGTGGCGCGGGCCATCGGTAAGCGGGGGACGCAGGGGCGGTACGTTCTCCTGCGCACCATGCCGCGGATCCAGAAGTACGCCAAGCGCGAGATCAACCGCCAACTGGGCAAGGCCCTCAAGAAGCTCACCCCATGACTGACCAGCACCACCAGCACGAGAACGCGGACGGCACCACCGTTCCATGGGATGGGGAGCACGACGGTGTCCGCCAGATCATCCCCCCGGGCCAGAACGAGGGGCTGTCCCCCCGCCTGTTCGTGGACGACCTCACCGCCCTCCAGGTGGGCATGGCGGACATCCTCACCAGCCTCACGTTCACCACGATCGACCGCAAGGCCCTCCTGGAGGACCGGCGGGTGGAGGCCAACGAGATGCGGGTGGAACGGGTGTTCCTGGACTGGCCGGACACGGAGGACGACCAAGTCCCCGTCCCCAGCGCCACCGTGATGGCCCCGGACGCGCAGGACATCGAGTTGGCGGGTCCCCTGAGTGGCCGCCAACTGCTGGAGGACACCGTGGGGGTGTACGGGGAGGGGACGGTCCTCCGCCATCTGGGGGAGGTGTCCACCACGATCCAGGTGGTGTTCTGGGTGGCCCACAAGGACGAGCGGGCCGCGGTGCGCCGGGAGATGATCAACGCGTTCATCGCAGAGCCCGACGACGAGCGCGGAGGGCGGCGGGTCACCGTCCCCGAATACTTTGACCGGGTGGCGCGGTTCTCACTGCGAGACGTGGCCTACCAGGACAACCCCACGGATGCCCGGCAGAAGATCTGGCCCCTGGTGGCCCGCTTCGACGCCGACATCCAGTTGGTCAAACTGGTCCAGGCGCCCGCCACCCTCCTTGTGCCGCGGATCGACGTACAGGCCACGTGAGCACTTGACGCGACAGGCGGCGCCGTGCTGGGTTAGACTTGCCGGCGGCGCCCCACCCGACCCAGCAGGAGACACCCCACCATGGCAGGATTCAAGCGCGTATTCGTTCAGTTCCCCGGCTTCAACATCCTCGGGAACATCGAGAGCGTCAACACGATCGACATTCCCCCTCCCGCTGCGCCCCTGGGCGCGGGTGTGGGCGTCACGGCAGTCATCGGGGAGTTCGAACGCGGCCCGGTCAACACCCCCCTCCGCGTGTTCGGCGGGAGTGACCTGGAGGCCACCTTCGGGGGCTTCGGCCACACCTACAACGGGGAGACCAACCAGCTCCCAGTGGCCGCCAAGTCGGCCGGATCCGACACCGACAACTTCTGGAACGGCAACGGGTTCATCGCCCTGCGCAACAAGCGGTTCAGCGGCCTGATCCTGGTGCGGGTGGACAACTCCCCCGGGACCGTGTCCTTCAGCCGCCTGGCGTGCGTGGTGGGCGGCCGAGGGCCGTTCGAACTGGTCAACGGCGACACCGTGGACATCTCGGTGGACGGCGCAGCGCCGGTCACCGGCACGTTCCTGGGCACCAAGGGGATCCTCACCGGCGTGGGTGGCGTGTACCCCACGGGTTTCGTGGGGGGCGAGACCCTGGAGGTGAGCGTGGACGGAGGCCCCACCCGGGTGATCACGTTCACCGCCGCCGATCAGACCGTGTTCCAGGTGCGGGACCGGATCAACGCGGTCCTGGCCGCCGACGTGGCCTTCGAAGTGGGCGGCGAACTGGAACTGCGCTCCCTGGTGGAGGGGTACAGTGGCACCATCGAGGTGATCGGCGGAACCGCGGTGGCCACCTTCGGCCTCCCGTTCCCTCCGGTCCAGCAGTTGGACACGGTCACGATCAACAGCAACACCGGCGGTGGCGCGTTCACCCTGCGCACCACGGTGGTGATCGACGGGGTGAGCACGGACTTCGACGCCACCTACGTGGCCGGCGCTCTGGACACCCCTGCCGTGGTACGGGACAACCTCCTGCTCGCGGCACAGGGGCTTGGAGTCCCGGGTGTCACCTACGCCACCAGCGGCGTGGCCGATATGACGGTGGAGGGGGACGTGAACGTTCCGTTCACCACCTCCGTGGTCGCAGAGCCGGCCGGCGGCGACATGACTATTGCCCTCACCACCCCGGGGGTGTTCTCCCTGGGGGTGGGTACGGGCAACGTGGCCAACCTCCTCCTGGTGACCCAGGCCGAGGTGGCGTCCATCCTGGGCGCCCTGGCGGGCGTGGCCGTGGACGCCAACCCGGACGGCAACCTGCGGATCTGCGCCACCACCACCCCGGCCACCGGGTCCATCCTGATCGCCGGAACGAGCACCGGCGCTGCGGCCCTGGGGCTCACCACGGGGACCACCGTGTTCGCCAACGTGGGCACGGAGACCGTGATCCCCGCAGGAACCCGCGTGCGGGACGTGACCAGCGGTGCCCTGTGGGTGACCCTGGAGGACACCACGGTCCCCGCCAACCAGAGCAGCGCCCTGGACATCAAGGTGCGCCCGGGTGTGGACGACGACACCACCCCCACGGCCGCCATCGGTGACCTGTCGGAGTTGGTGGACACCCTCCTGGATGGGTTCTCCGTCACCAACGCGGCGGCTCTGTCTCGTCTCACCGCGGCCCAGATGGACGTGCGGTACCTGGAGGCGATCGACACCACGATCGACGTGAGCGGGGTCCCCCACGACATCAACATCATGTACTCGGCGCGTACCAGCGAGCGGATCATGCAGAAGCTCCGGGACAACGCCCTCCAGGCCACGGCCACGGGCCACCGAGCCCGCAAGGCCGTGGTGTCTCCCCCGATCGCCACCAGCCGCGCCGACGCCAAGGCGGCCAGCGGGGTCGGGGTGGGCAACGTGGGCCGTGAGCAGCGGGTGTTCTACGCCTTCCCCGGCCTGATCACGTTCATCCCCGAGATCGCCGCCAAGGGGGAACTGGGCGGCCCCGGGTTCACCGACGACGGGGTGATCCAGGCGCGGTCGGACGGGTTCTACGCGAGCGTGGGTTCCATCCTGCCGCCCGAGGAGAACCGCGGCCAGCAGTTGAGCGACACCAACTACGGCCCCCTCAACGCCCTGGGCCTGGAGGACGCCTACAACAAGGAGCAGGGCGGAATCGGCCTCACGATCGATGACTACATCGACTTCAAGGCCAACGGGATCATCGCCCCCCGCACCGACCGCGTGGCGGGGATCGTGTTCCAGAGCGACGTGACTTCGGTCCAGCCGGCCACCCAGCCCGCGCTGGTGGACGCCAAGCGCCGTTTCATGGGCGACTTCCTGATCGACTCGTTCAGCGACATCGGGGTGGGGTACGTCAAGAAGCTCAACACCCCCGTGCGCCGGCGGGCCCTCCTGGGCACCCTCAACGGATTCCTGGAGCAGCTCCAGAGCGCCAACCAGCCGGAGTCCTCCCGGATCGAGGACTTCAACGTGGTGGACGACACCACGGAGGAACAGCGCGGCCAGGGGTTCCAGATCATCTCCATCGCGGTGCGCCTGTTCGCATCCATGGACTTCATCGTGTTCCGCACCACGGTTGGCACTACCGTCAACGTGGAGGAGATCAGCAGCTAAGGCCGCCGCGCCGCCCACCCGCAGGAGACTGAAACATGCCCGCAGCACAACGCGCAAAAGGCCAGGAGGTATCGATCGCCATCACGGTGGACGGTGCCCTCCAAACCCAGATCGACACCATCCAGAGCGCCGAGATCGAGTTCGAACAGGAGCTACTGGAGGAGGGGTACCTGGGGGAGACGAGCGACCGGGTGGACTCGGTCTTCAAGTTGATCCGGGTCAACCTCACCGGCCACGCCAACAGCCAGGCGTACCTGGAACTGGCCGACGCCATCGTGGCCCGGTCCCAGCGCCGCGCGGGCGGCCTGGTGCGGGTGGACATCATCGGGTCGTTCGCGTTCCCCAACGGGGATTTCCCGTCGATCGTGATCCCCGACGTGTACTTCGAGAACCTGCCGTTCAACATCGGCGGCCGCAACGAGTTCATCGAGTTCACGCTGGCCGGCAAGGCGAGCAACTACAAGATCATCTAGGCGGCCCATGCCCACCCTGCACACGTTCCGGGTGGAGGCCGTGGTGGAGCACGCGTACTCCGTGCGCATGGTGGACGCGGAACGAGCCGAGGCGCTGCTGATCGCCTTGGCCGACAAGGTGGGCCCCGGGCAGACCGCTTACGACCCCCAAGTGGCGCGGATGGAGCCCCCCGAGGGGGGCCTGTCCGCGTCGTGCCTGTTCCCCGGGGGCCACGCGATCCTGCACACCTACGAGGCCGCGGGGCGCCTGCCACCCCGGTACCTGCTCGACGTGACCGCCACCGACCCCATCGACGGCCAGGCCGTCCTGGAGGTGGTGGAGCGGCGCCTGGGTATCCCCGCGGCGAGCTTGAGCACCCGCGCTACGGCGTGGTGAACCCCAAGTCGTCGTCATCGGCGGTGAGCATGGCCTGTGCCAGGAGGGACCGCCGCTTGGTCGGGGATTTCTTGGCGGCCAGTGCGTCGGCCTTGGACACCCCCACCCGGGACGCGATCGACACCCACCGTGGAACCCACACGTCGGCGGTCTTGCACTCCGCGGCGGTGGGCACCTTGACCTTGTTCCGCCGGGCTCGCTCCTGGAGGCTCGCCACCCCCCGAGGATCCGGCTGGGCCTTGATCCCGATGCTCGCCGCCAGGGCGGCCGACTTGCCATTGTGGGGGACGGGGACCCACCCCCGGGACCGTAGGCGGTTCTCCTTGTGCCCCGGCTGGAGCTTGGCCCTGGGCTTTCGCTTGCGGGTGTGGGGGTAGTCCCTGTCCACGGTGGCCCGGAGTTCCCGCAGGGCGTCCAGCACGGCCTCCCGTGCGTTGGCCCTGGCCCGGGGGCCCTGGTCGGGGTCAAGCCTACGCAGGGCTATCTGCAAGTCCTTGTTCCGGTCCTTGACTGTTTTCCGTCGTCCCATCGTCCGGGTCCTTGCGCGCTCCGGCCAGCACCGTTGCGCCCTGGACCACCAGCCCCCGGAGGGCAGCCTCGGACAGGCGGAACTTGTCGTACAGCCTCCAGGCCCCCCGGTCTCGCTTCCACCGGGTGATCACCCACCGCCTGGGTCCCCACGTCCCAGCGCGCCGGTCTTGGAGGGTCAGGAGGACAGTGGCCCACCCGTTGGCCTGCTGGACCACCACGGGGGGCGCAGGCTGCCTCACGACCTGCTGGCCGTCGTGGTGCCGCTCCCAGATGATCTGGTCCAGGGAGTCCACCACCCGCTCGCCGTCTGTATCAAGTGCCATCGGGTCCATCTTGCGCCACCGCGGCGGCGTGGGGTACGGTGGGCACCGCCAGGAGAACACCCATGAGTGACAACGACCCCGGACTCGGAATCCCCAACCGCGGCGCCGCGAGCGGCCTTATCACCGACAAGGCCCGCCCGCACATCGAGTACACCCTTCCCGCCAGCATGGTGGGGATCGCCTTTTCGGCGGAGGGGTTCTCGGATGAGGACCGCACCTTCAAGATGATCGAGATCACCCCGCGGCAGCAGGATCACGCCGCCAAGGTGGCCAACAACAACCCGTCGATCCTGAGCCGCGAACTCCTGTACGCGGCGATCTGGAAGATCGGCGGCTGGACCACCCGGGACAACCGGGAGAAGCTCACCAAGTGGTGGGACGCGATCGGGTCCAAGGGCCGCCGGCTGGTGGAGGCTGCGTTCATGAAGATGCAGTCGGTCGAGGAGGCCGACGTGGAAAACTTTCTGGCTGCCGGGAAGCCCGCGGTCTGAGCCAGACGAGCCGGAGCCCGACGTGGAGCACGTCTTCGCGCCGCGGCTCCGATACGACAACGGCCACCTCGTGGCTGTGACCCCCTTCCCCGTTCAGCGTGACCCGCTGGAGGGGTACGCCGCGTCCTTCCAGACGTGGTGCGATCTGGTGATGGCGGATTGGTCCCGCAACATCCAGCACACGTGGAAGCTCATGGTGGCCGCGGCCCGGTACGGGGCCCAGGACATCGAGACCATGAAGGACTGGCCGATCTCCGAGGTGGTGCGGGTAGTCCGCCTCCTGGGGGACCTGCTGGAAAAGGAGAACCCCGACCCCACACGCCCCAACTCCGCGGCGTCCGGGGCGTGGTAGGCTAGGCCCGCTCCCATGGCCCAAGGGATCGAGTATCACGTCCGCGCGATCTTGGAGGCGCGGAAGGGACGGAACGCTGCGTCCAAGCTGGACAAGTGGGCGGCCGGGATCGTCCGCGTGTCCCAGGGGGTGGAGAACGTCGGCAACCGCCTGATCGGCAACACGTTCCAGACGGTGGCGCTGTGGGGGAAGCTCGGGGCGTCGATCGCCGCAGCCGCCGGCGCAGCGGGCCTGGTGGCCATGGTCAAACAGGGGTTCGCGTTCAACGCGCAGTTGGAGCAGATGCAGTACAGCATGGCCTCCACCCTCCAGCTCATGGGGCACGCGCAGGGGGACTTCAACAAGAACCTCCAGATCAGCGAGGTGGTGCAGAACCGCCTGTTCGCCATCGCCGCCAAGTCGCCGGCCAGCTTTGAGCAGGCCAGCCAGATGTTCACCAACATGCTCCCCGGCGCCCGGTCGGTGACGGACAACATGGAGGACATCCTCCAACTGTCCAAGGAGTCCCTGGCCCTGGGCATGATCATGGGTGGCGACTTCGCCACCACCGGCGCGCAGATGAGCCGGATCCTCACCGGCGGCGCCGGTGCGGAGTTCGAAACGTGGAAGGTGCTCCAAAAGCCCATCCTGGAGGCGGGCAAGTCCCTGGACTACTTCGGGGACAACATGGCCTTGGGCACCAAGCTCACCCAGGAGTTCAACCGCCTGTCCCCGGAGAAGCGGTTCGAACTGGTGCGCGCCGCCACCGAGAAGTTGGGGGTGGCCACCGAGGCGTTCGGCGGCACGTGGGCTGGTGTGTCCAGCACCATGATGTCCGACCTCCAGATTCTCAAGAAGGAGATGACCAGCGCCACGTTCGGCGCGCTCAAGGAGACGTTCAAGGGCCTCACCCAAACCGGCGGAGTGCTCGACCCCACGGGGGAGACCATGAACAAGCTCCGCGAGGCGGCGTCGTTCCTGGGGTCCAAGCTCGGCATGTTCGTGAGCCGCGCCGTGGAGCCCATGGGGCGGTGGATCCAGGACTGGGCCGACAACTGGCAGGCCAACCTCACCAAGCTATTCAACTTCATCGATCGGTTCGAACGCGCGGTGAAGATGGTGCTCAAGGCCAAGATCGCCAGCGTGGGGATCGGCATGGGGCTCAAGGGCGCCGGGATGGTGGGCAAGGGCGTGGGCAAGGCCATCCAGGGGATCCAGAAGGTCTGGCCCGTGATCATGCAGATGGGCGCCGCGGCGCTGTGGGCACTTCCGGCGATCCTGGTCCTGGGCTTTGCTCTGGCGGGTGTGGCCGCGATCGGTGGCGCCGTGGCTGCGTACATCATCGCCCACTGGCAGGACATCGTGGACGCGGTGAAGTCCGGGGCCCTGGCGTTTGAGCCCCTGTTCTACGCGATCGATGACCTATGGGCAGCGCTCGTGGCGTTGGGCAACGCTATGTTCGGCACGAGCGGCCCGGCGGGGCTCCTCCAAGGGGTGGTGGACTTCCTGGGCAAGGCCATCTACTTCCTCATGGGGATCATGGTCACGGGCATCCGGGTGATCGGCGCGTTCTACTTCGTGTGGAAGATGCTGATCATGGGCGCCAAGACGGTGAAGCTCGGCATGATCGCCATGATCATGGGGATCGTGGGCATCATGAAGGCCGCGGCCGACGCGATCGGCCTGGACGACATGAGCCAGACCCTCCAGAACGGGATGAACTCCCTGTACCGCACCAGCAAGGAGACGGTGATGGGGATGAAGGACGACGCCAAGGAGGCCACCAAGTTCTTCGAGTACGCCAACGCGTTTGAGAACGCCCGCGCCGACCCGGATGCGGGGATCACTAAGGGGCTCCGCGAGGGCCTGGCGTCGTGGCGCAAGGAGGGAGACAAGGACATGGACCTGGGGACCATGGGGGGCGCGGGGGGCAAGAAGCCACCCAGCGGTGGCGGCCGCGCCACCCACATCCACAAGATGGTGGTCCACCAAGACCTGCGGAACCAAGACCCCGACCGAGTGATCGGCGCGTTCTATCGGGCGGTGGACCGCTCGATCGAGAAGCGCACGAGCAGCCTGGCCCTGGAGGAGCAAGGGGTGTAGCCCATGGTCCAGGTCAACCCCCAGGCCCTGGCCAAGCTCGACGCCGTCCCGTCCCAGGCGTTCCCCCTATTCATCCAGGAGGTGACGGGGGAGGGGCGGACCATGGTGTTCCGCGGCCGGAGCCTCCCCTACCGCGGCGTCCCGTGGGGCGCGGAGTTGCGGGTGGAGACCAAGTATTTCCCCGGCAACCCCGTGGCCCAGGCCCAGGTGCTCGGCCCCACGTGGACCGACACCACCATGACCGGGATGTGGAAGGACGCGTTCCTTTTCAACGACGACAGCAAGGTGACCCTGGTCAACTTCCCCCGGATCAGCACGGAGGGGCGCCCCGGGTCGGCCAACTTCGGCGGCAAGTCGTTCGCCAGCGGCGGCGCCACGCCGATCCCCGGAGACGCCAAGCGGGCCCGGGTGGTGCGGGACGCGATCTTCCTCCTCCAGCGCGGGGGCCAACTCCTGCGGGTGGAGTGGGGGAGCATGGTGCGGTACGGGTTCATCTCGGCCTTCGAAGCGGACCACGACCGGGAGGAGGACATCCGGTGGGAGATCACGTTCAAGTGGATCGGTGACACCGCGAGCGCGCCCAAGCTCAAGATCCGCCCCAAGCTCGACCCCCCGGGCCTGCTCGCGGCGATCCTGGCGGCGATCCAGGCGTTCCTCAACGCGGTCAACGCCGCCCTGGCCATCGCCCGGGGGTACCTCACCCTGGTGTCCCAGCGGATCACCAAGATCGGCCAGTTGGTGGCGGGGCTGATCGACGCCCTCAACGGGTTCGTGTCCCTGGTGTTCGCCCCCGCGGAACTGCTTGGGGTCCTCCAGCAGCAACTCACGTCGATCGTCCTGGCCTGCAAGGACTTGATCGACACCATCCGTTCCATCCCCGCGGCCTACGGGGCCACCCGGGACGGGGGCAACAGCAACGACGCCAACCTGGCTGCCGAGGCGGCCGCGGCTATCGCCTTCAACGCGGCCAAGTTGGGTGTGGAGTCCGCGATCACCCGGGACCAACTTGGTGACCTCCAGAGCCCGGACATCCTGGGCACGTTCACGTCCCCCGAGGACGTGACCCTGCGGGACGTGAGCACCCAGTTCTACGGGACCGCCAACAACTGGACCTTGATCGCGGACTTCAACGGCCTCAAGGGGTCGATCGCGCCGCGGGGGACCATCGTCAGGATTCCAGCACTGGACGGCGCGCAGGGGGTGTAGCTGTGGCGGACGTGTTCTACCCCCAGTGCTGGATCCGCCTCCAGCTCCGGTTCGAAGACTACATCTCGGTGCCGCCGCCGCTCCCCCAACCCACGTTTGACGGGGACCCCGTGGACCAGGGTGGGTTCGTCACCCTGGACAAGAAGATCATCCCCATCAGCGCGCAAGTGACTCTCAACTCGTACCGCCAGGCCGACGAGGCGCGGGTCACCATCCCCTACGGCGCCCTGCCGATCGACCCCCGGGTTCTCCGCCAGGCCACGGTCCAGATCTACGCGGGCACGTTTGAGAACCCCCAGGACTTCGCGGACGGGATCGGGCCGATCAGCGGCGAGAGCCAGTTGACCTTGATCCCCGAGACGGGGACCTACGGCCTGCCGGCGGGGGAGGACATCGTCCTGCTGGAGGAGACCAGCAACGAGATCTTCCGGGGGTTCATTGACGACTGGGAGGTGAGCCAAGACGGGGACGACACGATCACCATCTCGGCGCGGGACATCACCGCCATCCTGATCGACACCGAGATGCCGATTGACGGCCTGGCGGGGATCCCCGCGTCCACGCCGATCGATGAGGTGATCAAGGCCGTGGTGGTGGGGGACGAGCAGGCCCAGTTCCTCCCCGTGGACGCGCGAGAACAGCGGGCCGGGCGGATCGATGCGCGCCGGGATGTTCGGCGGCTCACGTACCAGGCGGGGATCGTGGCCAAGAAGCTGGCCCAGTTGTCCGCCCAGCAACCCCCGAGCGCTGAAGTGACCGCGGAGATCGCCCGCCTCACCGCCAAGCAGTCGGCCATCGCCGCCAACCTCACTGCCGCCACCGCACAGGCCGCGGCCGCAGACGCACTCCCGATCCTGGCCAAGCGGTACGGCCTCCCCGGGATGCGGGGGCTGGAGGTGGTCAACGCCACGGGGGAGGAACTCCCCACGATCGGGGAACTCAAGGGGGCCACTTGGTTTGACAGCAAGGGCAACGCCAAGAAGGCGCGGGGCGGCGGCGCCAAAGAGCAGATCAGCTACTGGGATTTCGTCACGGACCTGTGCGTGGGGGTGGGGCTGATCTGCTACATGCGCACCCCCATTGAAACCCAGGGCGCCCTGGGTGCGCTCCCTCCCGCGGAGTTGGTGATCGACCTCCCCAAGACCTACTACAAGGAGAGCGGCCAGGAACTGCGGCGGTTCGCCTACGGGGACAACGTGGACAGCCTGTCTGTGGTGCGCAACTACAACGGCCGGAACGTCCCCACGGGAGTGGCCGTCACCGCCACCGAGGCCAAGACCGGGCGGAGCATCACCAGCAGGTTCCCCGAACTCCCCCTGACCACCAAGGCCGGCGTCAACCCCCTGGGGACGGGGGACCGCGCCGAGTACAAGACCGTGGTCCTCCAAGACCGGATCCCCAGCGACCGCGCCCAGGAGGTGCTCGACCGGATCGCGGAGTCCCTGTACGAGCAGTTCGGCCGCAAGGAGATGGAGATCAAAGTGTCCACCACCTCCCTCAACGCGTTCCCGAGCAACCGGGGCACGGGCACCCCTGACATGCTCCAACTGCGCGCCGGGGACCCCGTGGAGATCGTGATCGTGCCGAGCCTGCCGGACAACGTGGAGAACACGTATGTCACCCAGGCCGGCAACTTCTGGAAGCTGTCCACCCCGGAGCGGATCGAGGCGCTGATCACCACCTACGACTTCGACCCGGTGATCGCGGCCCAGTTGGCCCTGGCCATGGAGAGCGACCTCCTCCAGACCGTGTTCTACGTGCGGGAGGTGGCAGTGGACTTCCAGTACGACAGCGGGTTCAAGTTCGACATCCAAGCCATCAACTTCCTGGACGCGCGGTACGCCCTGATCCGCCAGTCCGTAGACTTCCTCCCCGCCGCCGTGGAGTTGGCGGAGGTGTTCCTGCCGGTGATCGAGGATCTGTAAATGCCCATGCACCGCACAGCGCCGCCGCCCCGCGACTGGTCCCGCCAACGGGAGGGGATGCGGGGGATGCCCAAGAACTTCATCAGCATGGGGACGGTGGGCCACCTGGACTTCACCCCCGAGTACGTGCGGGTGCAGGACGGGGACGTGCTCGTGGAGGTGACCCTGGCCCCCAGCGGCGACGAGATCGTGGCGCGCCTAGATCTGTCCGCGGTGGACACCGGGGGCCTGTACTTCCCCATCTCCTATGGCCAGCGGGTGGTGGTGGCCACGCCCCAGGGGCGGGGCGGGGACGCGGTGATCGTGGGGCGGTGCAACGACCAGGCGTGGCCGTTCCCACCTAGCGTGGCGGGGGTGAGCACCGGCCCCAGCGCCCCCATGTTCGTGTTCCTGCGCACCGCGGACGGCCAGCTTCTCGCCATCCAGACGGGGGACGGGGCCGACATTCTGATTCACAGCGGGGGCGGCCTCCAACTCAAGACCCTGGCTGGGGAGCACATCCTCCTCACAGGACGCACGCACATCGGCGCGGGTGCCGACTGGACCTCCCCTCCCACGGGGGGACAGGTGACCGACGCGGGGTTCGCAGCGCCTGGCGACCCCGGGGTGAACTACGTCCCCATCCCCAACACCAACACCGTGATCCCCCCGGTGCTCGACACCACGGTGGTCCCCCCGGTCCCCAAGCCCGCGGACGGGGTGGTGCGGATCAAGGACCCCGTTCAGAGCAACATCACCATCGACCAGGCGTTCTGGGCCTGGGTGGCCGCCATGGGCACCGCCGTGGGCCAGTTGGCGGCCTACGTCAACGCCCTGGTGCCCGGAACCGTCACCCTCCCCCCTGTCCCCCCGCCGAGCACGCTCACCTCCCAGCACGCAGACGGATCCCTCAACACTTGCGCCGATGGTTGAGCCCCCCTCCCCCGGGGCGAACTGGATTCCCCGCCTTGCCACCGTCAAGCGGATCGCCGGACGGCTCCTCCGCGCGCACCGCGGCGGCCACCTGGACATCGGGGGGTCCCAAGTGGACTCGTGCGTGGAGGTGCTCACCCGGGGGTTCGTGCCCACCCACCTGCGGCGGATCATGGGCGCCATGTGGCTCAAGCACGGCGCGGAGATCGCCGCCGGAGGGTGGGAGGAGCCTACCCGCCGCAAACCCGTGGACGACGAACTCGACGCCATGGTCCCCCCGGTTGTAGAGTAGGGCCGTGGCCGCCGCGAACATCGTGATCACCCAGAGTGGCGTGCGTGGTGCTCCCGGCGTGAGCCGCGACGACATCGCACTGTTCTCCGGCGCCAATCCAGTGGTGCTGTCCAACGCCGACGACAACGGGGTGCGGGGGTGGCGGTGGACCCTCCTGTCTGTTCCCCGCGGTTCCAGCGCGGTCCTGTCCAACGTGGTGGCCGCGCAGCCCACCTTGGAGCCGGACATCGAGGGGACGTACCTGATCCAACTCCAGGTGAACGAGGGGCTCACCGGGGAGGTGGACACCGTGGCGGTGGCGGTGCGCAACGCACCGATCACGATCGGCCCGGACACGTTCAACACCCGGTACATCGCAAGCGCCGAGACCGTGGAGGCCAACTGGGAGGCCGCGTGGGCCAACCCTGGCAACCCCAACGATACCGGGTGGTGGGAGGACTTGGACCAGTGGCTTCACCTCCTCCAGGCCGTGGCCGGGGCGATCGGCGGCAGCGGCGGCGGGACCGAGGCCATCACCAACCCCGCCCTCACGGGAGGGCCTGGGGACACACTGTCCCCCGCGCTCGGTGAGCGGGTGGTGTTTATCAACTCCGGCCCGTTTCCCTTCCCCCCGCCCATGTCCCTGGTCCTCCCAGAGATCACCCCCGCGGAAGCGGGCGGCGGCCGGCGGTGTTCCGTGGTCCTTCCCTTCGGCAACCCCTCCGCGGACCTGGAGATCACCCTGGCGGGCGGGGATGACTCCATCGTGGACTTCCTGACCGCCGCTGCCCCAGCGCCCGCCCTCACGTACCCCGCGGGGACGTTCACCGGGTACACGGTGATCCAGTGGGAGGCGGTCAAGGACTTCACCCCGCCGCCGCCGGGGACGGTGCTCTCTGTGGTGCCGGACACCTTCGCAGGGCCCAACCCCGCCCCCGTGCCCATCGTGATCAGCGGAACCGGTGGCACCCTTCCCGCCCTGCTCGACATCGCCGTGCTCCTGATCCCCCAAGGGCCCGGGTTCCCCCTGTTCCTCAACGTGACGGCAGCGGACCAGCCTGGGGGACCCGGCACCCCGTGGACGATCGACGCGGAAATCTTCGCGTTCGACCTCGCGGGGGTCCCCAACCTGTACGACCTCCAGATCCAAGACAACAGCGGGTTCCCGCCTGCGAACTTTGCCATCCTCAATGGGGCGTTCGGTGACTCCACCCCCGCAGCGCCATCTGGTCCCCTCGTGGACTTGTGGCTCCCCGAGTACAACACGGGGGGCGGTGGTGGTGGTGGCCGATGGGACGAGGTGCTCGCCGCCGGGCCCAACACCAATGGCAACGACGGGTTCGTCAACCTGGAAGACTGGCTGTTCTGGGACCCCTACGAGTCCACCCCCCTGGGCGACCCCACCACGGAGCCAAGCGGCCGCCCCTTGGGCCTCACGGACACGTTCCATGGCAAGGGTGTGCGCCGCGCCACGCTGTTCCCCATCGGAGGGGACCCTCCGGTCCCGTTCCACGCCAACATCGGAGCACCGATCTACACGTGGAGCCCGGCGGCAGACGGGGCCAACTGGAAGATCCACATTCGCGCCGTGGTGTCGCGTAAGGAGGAGACGCTATCCCCTGCCCCCACCCGCATCGGGGTCCTGGAGGAGGTGTGGGAGTACACGTTCGGGGTGTGGACCAAGGTGGAGACGATCGTCAAGAGCGCCGACATCGGGGCCGACATCCAGTTTGGACCGGACGTGTTCGCCCCGGACGCGTCGATCTACCTCCAAGGACTCAACGTGGCCGCGCCTGGCCCCCCGCTCACGTACACCGGGTACGTGGAGTACACCGTGGTGGACGGATACCCAGCGAGCTAGCCCATGTCCCGCAAGCAGAACACGTGGTCCTTCGCTAACGCAGACCAACTCACCTCCTTCATCGGCGCGGGGAGCATCGGTGCCGTTCATGGGGACTTCGCCATCCTGGAGGACACGGGGCAGCGGTACGTGTACCGGGCGCCCCCGGTGAACGCGTGGGAGCCGATCGACAGGCCCCAGGCCATCGCCACGGTGGACAGCGTCACCACTGCGATCGACTTCGCCAACGGGCGCAACGTCCACCTGGACATCAGCGCCCAGGCGAGCGCCGCGGACTTCACGTTGTCCAACGCCGTAGCGGGGATCACCTACGTCCTTCGGTTCGCCAACGGGCCGGGGGTGGGGATCGGGTCCACGTGGCCCGCCAACGTCCTGTGGCCTGGCGGCAGCGCGCCGGCGATCGACCCCACCGCCCTGATCCGCCTGTACTACGACGGCACCAACTTCTACGGCGTGGGGGACAGCAACTTCCTGTAGGAGCCCCGCCATGAGCTACCCCAACCCCACCCCGTTCGGCCCGTACCTCCCCGACCGCCGGCTGGTCATGCCCCCCATGCCTGTGCCGATCCCCATCGGCCGGATTGCGGACTTCCCGGGGTACCTGGGGCCGAGCTTGATCATCCCTCTCCAGATCCAGCGGGGGGACAGCCTGCGGTGGGTGTTTCGTGCGTACCGCGAAGTGACAGGCGCCCCCGGCGCGGGTTGTGTGGATCCCGACTACCCCTACGGTCGGGGCACCGGGCCCCAGGCGCTCACGGGACTCCAGGGGCGGGCGGTGATTCGGCGGGCCAAAGATCACCCCCAGGAATGGGCCCTGGCGGTGGCGGTGGATCAGACCAGCGGCACCCCCACGAGCGGCCAGATCATCGTGACCGCCCCGGCCAACGAGACTCGGCTGTACCCCGACCACGGGGTGTGGGACTTGGAACTGAACGACGGGACGGACGTGCTCCGCAAGACCGTGGCGGAAGGCCCCGTGGCCTTCAACCGGGACACCGCCATCTAGTCTCGACACCGCCGTGGCGCGCGGTGTAGGCTCCTCCCATGGCGCGAGAGACCCAAGCACGACCCGCCCTCCGCGAACGCCTCGGCAAGTGGGATGCCTCCCGCGCCGGGGACCTCGTGGGGGTCAAGACCCAGGACGTACCGGACGGGAGCACCGCCGGGAATGACGTGGAGGCCGACCCCGAGGCCAACCTCCACGTGAGCCGCGAGGCCACCGACGCGCACGCGTTCGTGGGCCTAGACCTCACCGATGAGGCGGTTCAGCCCATCCCCCACACCTTCAAGCGATCGGCGGCGGCCACCGAGGTGACCACCATCACCCTGGCCCAGCCGATCGACGGCAACACATCGTACACCCTGGACACGGCCGGCGCCGCGATCACGGTGATGCCCGTGGTGGGGTCGCCCACGCCCGCGTGGGAACTGGTGGCCGCGATCGGCACCGTCACCGCCGTCCCGTAGTACACTGGGCGCGTGACCGCGTTCGGCCAGTCGCCGCTGGGTACTGGGCCTGGCCCCTTCGGGGGACCGGGCCTGATCACTGTGCTCGGCGTCCTCCCCTTGTCCAACGGGGAGTTCGTGGTGGTGTTCGACACCCCGCCCGAAGTGCTGGATCCCCAGGCGTTCACGAGCGCCACCAATGAGGAGAACTTCGCGCTGGCCGCCATCGACCCGAGCTACACCGCCACGGACGGAACCGTGGTGGTGCCGCCGGGCGAGTTCGTCCCCACCCGGTTCCCCAAAAGCGCCATCGCGAGCGAGGACCCAGACGGTGACCCCACCCAGATCGTGGTGGCCGCCGACTCGGCACTCCAGCCGCGGGTGCGATACGAGGTGACCATCTCCCCGTCGATCTGCGGCGCCAACGGGGAGACGTTCGCCGGGCCCAACGTGTTTGAGTTCCGGGCCCCAGGCCTGTCCCGCCAGTTGAGCGTGACGGAGATCTCGCAGGAGCGGTACCGGGACTTCGACTACATCATCGAGCCCCGGCCAGGGGAGGTGTCCCAGGTGTACCGGCAGGATGCCAACGGGGACATCGGCCTCCAGGACGCAGTGACCAGCCTCCGCAAGCGGATTTACCGCAGGGTGTTTACGGACCCCGGCGCGTTCTCGTGGCTCCCGGAGTACGGGGTGGGGGTCAAGGTGAAGTCCCTGGCCCGCGCCGGACGGCTCCAAGAACTGGCGGGGCTGATCGCAGAGCAGATCAAGGCCGAGCCGGACGTGGTGAACGCGGGGGTGGAAGTGTCCGTGGACCGCACGGGGAGCGGCACGTTCGTCAACATCGCAGCGTTCGTCCAGCAACGGGACGCTACGACCCGGCGCCTACTGTTTTCCGAGCCCCTGTCCTGACGTGGTAAGCTGCCGCCGAGATGGCGGACGCACCCACCCAGCGCGACCTGTTCCTGGTAGGGCGCAACAACGCGCTCCTGAGCCCCACGCGCTTCGACCGCGCCATCATCGACACGGACGGGTCCGACGTAAACACCGTCCTCAACAGCAGCGCCGCCATGGGGGAGGAGGTGGTGCGGTACCTCCAGGTGAGCCTCAACGAGCTTGCCCTGGCCACGTCGCGCGGGGAGGCCCTGGACCGGTGGGTGTACGACCGGTACCAACTCACCCGCAAGGAGGCCACCAACGCGGTGGTCACGCTCTCCCTCCAGCGGTCGGACGGCACCATTGGGTTCACCATCCCGGAGGGGAGCCGGTTTGGCACCGAGGATGGGGTGGTGTTCGCCATCGTCAACGACGTGGCTTTCGGCGCGGGTGTCCTGGGTCCGCTCACCGTCTTGGCCACCGCCGAGCGCACGGGGCCGGAGGGCAACGTGAGCGAAGGGACGATCACCCAGGTGCTCACCGCCCAGGCGGACAGTTCCCTGGCGGTGACCAACCTCCAGGTGGCCGCGGGGGGCAACGAGCGGGAAACGGACGACGAGCTACGCGCCCGCGCCCGCGATTTTTTCGTGACCGCCCGCCGGGGCACCCGGGAGGCGATCGAGTTCGGCGCCACGGAGGTGGGGCGGGTGGACCAGGCCAGTGCGGAGGAGGTGTTCCAGGAGAGCACGGGCCTCCCGGGATACCGGGTCCTCCTCAACATCAGCGACCCGGACGGCCAGAGCAACGCCGCCCTGGGGGACGAGGTGGCCCGGAGCCTGGACGAGTACCGCGCCCTGGGAGTGCCCGTGAGCGTGGTGCCGGCGGTCCCCCAGTTCGTCAACATCGCCGCGAGCGGCCTCCAGTTCACCAGCGGCGCCAACACCACCCAGGTGCTCCAGAACGCCGCCAACGCGGTGCTCGCCCTGGTCAACGGCCTGGCCCCAGGCGCCACCCTCCGGTACGCAGACATCCTGCGCGTCCTGTCCAACACCGAGCAGTTGATCGTGCCCAACGGGGCCGTGTCCACCCCCGCGGGGGACTTGGTGCCCCTCACCGGCACGGTCATCCGTACCACCCGCGATCGGATCAGCCTCACGGGGTAGGCCATGGAGTTTCCCGCAGGACGATTCTGGTGCCCCCGGTGCGCCGCCATGACGGACTTCACAGTGGCCGAGGGCGCGAGCCCAGACGACCCCGAGTGCGCCCTGGAGTGCTGGGAGTGCGGCAAGGTCATGGACAAGGTGGTGGAGGAGATCGACCCCAAGACCCGCCTCCCCTACGCCACCCCCCGAGTGCGCCCCGCGATCAGCCGCGCCGAGCGTGAGCGGGCACGCGCCGAGATGCGTGCGGAGTTCCGCGCGCATGTGGAGCGCGGGGGCGCCCGGCGGGAGAACTTCACCAAGGGGAGGCGCCTGACCGATGGCTAAGACCCTCCCCGCGCCCGCAGGACCCCCCACCCCCGAGCAGTTGATCGAGGTGTGGCGCCGGGTGGTCCCCCGGGAGTACAGCGAGCCGTTCCTCAACGGGGGGAACGCCCCTGGCGACGCCCACCCGTCCTTCGCCTTGATCCGGTCCATGGCCTACCAGTGGGCCCAGGTGGCCGCCAAGGCCAACCGGTCCATCCAGGCCCGGTACCACCTCCCGAGCGCCATCCAGACGGACCTCCCCGCCTCCAGCGCCCGCGCGGCGGGGATCGCCCAAGGGGACGTTGTCCTCCGGCGCGTGGGGGACCGCAGTGATGCGCTGGTGATCGACCCCGGGCGGATGCGCCTGGCCGCGGATGGGGGCCGGTTCTACGTCAACCGGGACCGTGTGGTGTGGAACCCCGGGGACACCAACGACCGTACCGTGCGGTTCGTGTGCGAGGTGGTGGGGTTCATCGGCAACCTGGACCATCTGGCCAACCCCGAGGGGGGCCTGGACGTGGATCTGATCTCCATCGTGGACCAGGCCGGCGGTCGGGCCGCGGGGGAGGGGTCGATCCTGCTCCTGTCCCAGAGCGTCCTCCAGGACAGCGGGATTCCCGACCTATTCAACCCCGCCGACGTGGGCCTCCACGTGCGGATCGATACCGCCGCCACCCCCAGCAACGTGGGGCGGTTCATGCGGATCGTGGGGTTCGACTGGCCGGAACTGGAGATCCCCCTGGGGAGCGGCCGCTTCCCCCGCCGGGTGTTCCTGGAGGACGAGCGCCGGGTCAACACGGTGGAGGCCCTACAGGACGACGGCGGCGTGTTCACGGACTACGACATCCAGGCGCGCAACGAGAACGGGATCGGTGACGTTCCCCTGCTCCCCGCCGTGCCTGCGGTGGGGGACGCGTTCTACTTCGGGTTCACCGAGTTCACCACGGGGGTGGAGATCCGCCTAGACACGCCGGGGGTGGGCGACTGGACGATCGTGTGGGAATACTGGGACGGCCTGGCGTGGCAGCCCCTCCCAGACATTGACGACCCCACGGAGGGGTTCAAGCCCACGGCAGGAGCCGGCACGTACGACGTGCGGTGGACCATCCCCCTGGGGTGGCAGTCCCTCCTGTCCCCTGCGGGGTCCGGCCTCAACCTGTTCTACGCCCGTGCGCGGGTGGACGCGTTCGTGGCAGTCACGGACCCCCCGGCAGCCGGGCGGGTGGTGATGTACAACCCCCAGCCCCTCACCGCCGAGGCGGCGGACCCAGTGACCGGCACGGTCAAGTGGACCTTGCTCGACTACACCGCGGCCGGGGTGGGCCTGGAGATCGTGGAGGCCGAGCCGTTCACCGGCGGCCGGGACGACGACCTGTTCATCCTGGGGGACCAGCGAGGGCTGTACCAGCAGAACGGAGAGAGCGACGACGTGTTCCGGGACCGGGTGAGCCGCCTGGCCGACGTGGTGAGTCCCAACGCGATCCTCCGCGCCGTCAACCGGGTCCTTCGGCCGCTCGGCTTCCGAGGTGACGTGTGCGATGTGACGATCGGGGACACCGTGGGGGCGGGGTTCACCGGCCTGTTCTTCGACCTGGACCCCGCGCTCGCGCCCGAGATCGTGGCCGCGTTCGATATGTACGCGGCGGGGGACTTGTTCCCCAAGGACCCATGGCTCGTCCTCCAGTCCGCGCAGGAGGCATACGGCTGGTTCTTGGTCAAGGCGCCGTACCTTGGCGAGGGGGACTTCGGGATCTTCCTGGACGAGGGGCCGCTGTTCTTCGATGAGACGGTCCAGGTGTACTACGGCCCCAGCGCGTTCGGGTTCATGGATGGGTTCCCGATCGACGGCTATGCCACGTACGCGGCGATTTACTCCGCCGTGGACGCCATCCGAGCCGGTGGCGTAGGATTCACCCTCCTCCGCCGCGAAGACCTTACCGTCCCAGGAGCCTGCTAGTCATGCCCAGCAACAACCGCCGCCTGATCTTCAACACCCGTGAGCGCCTGCTGTCCACGGACCTCAACGACATGACCACCCTCCTCCACGCCAAGGGGACGGACGAGGTGGCGGCGGTTCTGAGCGGGGATCTGTACAAGAGCGGGGTGCCGGTGGCGGGCGTGGTGAGCGGCCTGCGGGTGTCGGCGGCCAACCCGGGGGTGGACCACACCGTGGCGATCACCCCGGGGGTGGCGTTCAAGAATGACACCCCGCCCACGAGCCTGGACAGCCCCTACCTCAAGGTGGAAACCCTGGCCACGTCCACCCTGGACTTGGCGGCGTTCGTGGACCCGGGCAATCCCCGGTGGGTGTGCATCGAGGTGGCCCCTGGTGACACGGCGGAGTTGGTGTCGGCGCGGGACATCTTCCAGCCGCCCCTGGGCACGTTCATCCCGGCCAACGTGGACAAGATCCGCCGCCCCGAGCCGGTGTTCTCGGTCAACGCGGGGGTCCCTGGGCCCACCCCCGCGTTCCCCCCGGGCAACCCTGGCCAGATCCCCCTGGCCTACGTGTACCTTCCGGCCGCGGCGGCGAGCGTGATCGCCACCGACGTGGTCCTGTGCCGCCCCCTATTCAACAGCACCACCCTCACGGCGGAGTTCACCAAGGACAAGGGTGGGATCAACGTCCTGGCGGCGGGCGGCGGCACGGTCCAGTTTCGGGAGTACACGATCAAGTTCCGCACCCAGGGCACGATCAGCCAGGTTCCCGCAGGGACGATCGCGGTGGCGAACTTCCCGGGCAACCCGGGATGGCGCCTGGGCGAGTCGTACCCCGTCACCGACGAGGTGATTTACGCGTACCTGATCGCGCCGCCGTATCCCGCGGGGTACGACGCCGACGTGGCGTTCAACCGGGAGTTCCTGGACGTGAGCGGCCGGATCCCGAGCAACACCCTGTCCGCGATCAACGGGGTGGTCATGTGGAGCAACGTGGCCCCGGTGGGGAGCACGTCCACGGGGCCTCACCCCGCGGGGTCGGTGAGCCTCAACGACCCCACGTGGGGCGGAGGTTCAACCCCTTTCACCAGCTACCTGGGGTCGGTCACCCACATCCAGTCCTTGGCGCCCGCCGGGCTCACCCAGCAGCTCACCCGCGCGGACCAAGTGCGGATCCTGGAGACCGCCAAGCTCCCCGAGGACCAGGACACCCAGACCGCGTCGTCGGTGGTGGGCCAGGTCGGGTCCTTGCGCAACCTGTCTCCCCTCCTCAACGGCACCGTGCATGGCGTGTTCGCCATCGTTCTCCCGGAGGCGTTCGAGTACAAGGTGCGGGTCCTGGACAACAACCTCCTCCAGGGGCAGAGCTACACGTTCAACATGACCGCTGCGGAGGAGCCCAACCAGAACCTGGCGGGTGTGTTCGTTGAACCGGTGGCCTTCGGCTACAGCAACAACGCCCTGGACAGCTACGCGCACCGGTACGAGTTCGACATCATGGCGGGCACCGCGGGGGCGATCACCTTCGACCACGCCTGCGGCATCGCCACCAACGCGGTCAACTTGGCCGTGGTGGGGTACCGGGACCGGATCCTTCAGCAACGATAGGAGGCGCCATGCCACTCAAGAAAGGCTACACCCCCAAGACGATCGGCAAGAACATCAAGACGGAGATGGCGGCGGGCAAGTCCAAGAAGCAGGCCACCGCCATCGCCCTGTCTACGGCCCGCAAAGCCGCGGCCGCGGCGGGCAAGAAGGGACCACCTCCGCCACCCGGCAAGGGGGCCGCTGGCAAGTCCAAGGCCGGCGGCAGCGGCAAGAAGTCCAAGGGGAAGTCCAAGGGAAAGAACACCACCACGGGGAGCAAGAAGAAGTGAGCCACGACCCAGCAGCAGAGAAGCGCGCCAAGATCAACCTCCCCCAGACGGGGCGGGGTAGCTCGGCGCAGAACGCCACCAAGGCACCCCCGCTCCAGCCGGCTCGCCAAGACGCCGCCACCCGGGGGCTGTCCTCCGGCAACGGCGGGGTCCAGGGGGCCGGAAAGGGGATGCGGAGCAAGTGACCATTCTGCGCACCACGGAGTGGGAGGGGGAGCACACCCGCCTGGTGCGCCTGGATGGCCTTCCCACGGGCCCCGGTCGGTACCGCGAGATCCGCGGCCGGGAGATTGAGACGGTGTTCGTTCACCAGTCGGCGGGCAATATGCTCCGCGGCCAAAAGGCAGCCGAGCGGATCAGCTGGTTCCACACGGCGCCGCCGAAGTACAAGCTCAACCCGGACGGGTCGATCCGCACCCGCATGGTGCGGGGCAAGCCCCGCAAGTGGTGGATCGGCGGCGGGCGAGGGTGGCCGGGCGCCGGGTACACGTTCGTGATCCCCGCCTTCCCCGACACCGTGGAGGGCAAGCTGGAGGTGTACCGCCTCCATCCCGACGAGACGGTCAGCTACCACACCGGCGGCCGCAACAACCGCCGCGGGGTGGCCGTGTGTGTGGCGGGCCTGTACCGCACCCGGCACGGCAAGAGCCGCGGCCAGGAGGCCCCGGACCCCACGGCGCAGATGGCCCTCCAGGAGTTGGTGTTCGACTACCTCCTCCCCCGGTATGGGCTCACCCCCGGGCCTGGGGATCCTGACGCCCTGTGCGGCCACTTCGACGCAGGGAAGGCCGCGTGCCCTGGGGACTGGATGGAGCAGTGGGTGCGGTTCATGCGGGGGGAGGACGTGCCAGACCCCCGCACGGACGGCGTGCTGGTGGACCCACGAGACCGGGACGACGAGATCGACCGCCGTCCCCTGGACACGCACGCTCAACGGCAGGCAGCCCTGGTGGAGCTAGGGTTCGACCTGGGGCCGTGGGGGCCCAACGGGGACGGGGTGGACGGGTCCTGGGGGGAGGACTCCAAGGGGGCCCTGCTCGCGTTCCAGGACACCGCCGAGATCAAGGTAGACGGCCGGTGGGGCGGCCAGACTGAGGCCGCGGTGCGGATCGCCTTGGCACAAAACGCCGCGGGGAAGTGGCCCCCGGGGAGCTAGGATCACGACATGACCACCGACGACCTCCGCCACGAGATCACCCGGGATGTCAACACCACCCTGGAGGCCAAGCTGTCCGAACTCCGCGCTTACCAGGAGCAGATGGAGGCGGAGAAGGACAAGAAGCGGAAGGAGGAGGAGGCTGCCCGCAAGAAGGTCCAGGACGACGCGGTGAGCCAACTCCTCCAGCTCCAGGTGAAGGAGGCGGAGGAGCGAGCCAAGCGCCAGGGGTTGTGGAACAAGATCCTGGCCGCGCTCGCGGTGATCCTCACGGGGGTGGCGGGCACGGTGGGAGTAGTGGCCACCCGGGCGCCGACCCCGAAGCAAAAGGAGCAGGAAGCCGCGCCTGTGATCGAACGGGTGGAGCAGGAGGGGGCCCAGATCGAGAAGCGGATCAAGGCCAACGAGGACAAGGTGGAGCGGCTCAAGGACTTGGCGCTGGAACAGCAGGTGCAGATCTCGGACTCGTCCGAGTACATCGTCAAGAAGATCGACGCGGCCCACCCCAGGACTGCCGACGACGTGGAGCGCCCCAAGACCATGGACGCCGCCAAGACCAAGGCCGACGCGATCAAGAAGAAGCGAGCCTCCGAACAGCGGGAGGCGATCGAGGCGGAGGTTGACCCCTTCGCCGGCCTGGAGTAGCGCACCAGCCGCGTGGTACCCTGGCCAGGTGCCAGGATCGCAACTCATTCAGTACGGGGAGAAGGAGGGTCAGGGGGCCATCCTGATCGACGTGGACGACGTGGACCTCCAGGACGAGGCGTCCCTGGTGGCCGCGGTGGCCGCCAACCGCCTCCCCGGGGCCAGCGTGGTGATGCTCACGGGGACCGTTCCGTGGGGGTCCAAGGAACTGGACAGGTGCCTCCTCATGCTCGGCGCCGACGCCCGCACGTCCAACGTGGAGGTGTGGGTCCGCCGGCCAGTGAGCGAGCACCGGTGGAGCGCCCAGCCGCTGTGGTGGGTCCACGACGTGAGCGAGATCCTGTGCGCTCCCCGCGCCACCCAAGCGGTGATCCACGCCCTCAACGCCATCCCGTTCGTCCCGCCGCCCGCCGAGGTGGTGGCGATCGACCCCCACCCCGACACGATCTCGGCGGTGAGCCTGGACGAGGTGGCCACCCGCCTGGATGCGGGGTGCGGTTGGCTGTACGTGGAACGAGGCTCCAAGGCCGCGGCTGTGGCGGAACGCGAGGTGTTCCGCGCCGCGACCCTGTGGGGGGTGCGGTACCGTGGGGCGGCGTAACCTGAGCGCCGTTCCCAACATCGCGGGGCGGCCAGAGGACACGATCACCCCCCAGCAGTACAAGGTGGGGTGGGACTTGGTGAGCACCGGTCACACGGTGCAGCAGGTGCTGAGCGCCACCGGCCTGTCCCGGCCGCAGTTGGCGTGGCTCATGAAGGTGGGGGACGAGAGCCGGGGGATGGCCTCGTACCAGGGGCGGATCGCGGAACTGTCCGCCAAGATCCGCTCTCGCGCCCAAGATGCTGCCGACGCGGTGGGGAGCGGGTCGGTGGACCACCTCAAGCGGGCCGTGGAGATCGGCGGGGTGGCCCAGACGATCGCCCGCAACCTCATGGCAGCCCACCTCAAGCATCGGGTGGGCCCGGCCAGCGAACGGATCCGCGCCGGGAAGGGGACCGACAAGGACTTGGCCCAGATGGCCATGCCCCACTCCATGCGGGAAACCCTCAAGGCCCTGCGCCCGTTCACCGATTTCAGCGAGACCGCGCGCGCGTTCCGCATCGTGTTCGACTCGCCGCACCAAGGACAGGACCCCCTGTCCCAACTGCCCAAGGAAGCCCGCCTGGACCTGTCCGGGGAAGCCCTCCTGCCCGCCGCCACCGCGCTGGTGGAGGAGTTGGTGGGGGAGGACGTGGGCCACGACATCCTGGACGACCTACTCCCCGAGTTCCGCGGGTGGACCGAGGAGGACATCGAGCACTTTGCGGAGACGGGGGAGCGCCCCGCCCGTGACTTCGGGGACGACGACCCGCTACCCTTGCCAACGGCGCCGGACGACGTGATCGACGTGGAACCGGCCAAGGAGACCGACCATGAAGCACGTGACCCAGTTCCTCCTCAAGACCCTGACCAGCCGTAAGTTCTGGGCGGCGGTGGCAGCCAGCCTCCCGTTCGCCCTCAACGAGGACTGGACCAACTTCGCCCTGGTGTGGATGAGCTACGCCGGCATCCAGGGCGCCGTGGATGCCTCCGAGCGCGTGGGGACGCAGAAGGCCATCACCGCCGCCGATGCGGCCAAGGCCGTGGGTGCAGGCCTGGAGGATGGGGTCCCCCAGTCCAAGGAGGAGATCCTTGCTGCGATCCAGGCCGTCGCGGCCGACCTGGCCAAGGACGAGCCGGGGACACCCTCCCCGGAGATCGACAGCGACCTCACCCCTGTGGATGGAGCGGTAGAGGAACCCGGGGATGCCTAGCCCCAACGCCACCCCCAAGGATGTCGCCCTCCTGACCTCCGCCGGCGCGCCCGTGGACGCCGCGGGGGCGTACCTGGGCCAACTGGCCCCCCAACTGGACGACCAGGGCGCCGCGGACCACGTGGCCCGCCTGTCCCTGTATCTCCAGGAGGAGGCCATGCACCTGCGCTCCATGGCGCGGGCCAAGCTGGAGTACCTCCAGGAGCAGTGGGACAAGGAGGACGGGGAGAGCGCGCCCGTCGATCACGACTGGCTGTACGCGGTGTACGACCAGCGGGCCGTCACCGACCGCGGCGCCGACAACGTGAAGTGGTACAACCCGTTCACGGACGAGAACGACTCGTCCGGCAGCACCCGCAACACCTACAAGCGGGGGATCTGCTTCCACCACACCGCGGTGGCCGGGGGGTTCGGCACCCACGGATCCCGCCGGGACTACTGGGAGAAGCAGATCGACAGCGGCCTATGGACTCCCAAGGTCCCCCAGCCCAACGGCAAGATGGTCCAGACGGAGTGGATCGACCAACCCCGTGGCGCCGCATGGGAGGAGCTGTCCGCCGCCGAGCGGGATCAAGCGTGGGTTCGGGCCATGGCGTTGGCCGACCGGTATCGGGGGTACAAGCCCCAGCAGTACAACACCGGCGTGCCGTACCACGTGGTGAGTGGCGCCAACTCGGTCCTGTACCTCAACCTGCCGTTCCGGTGGGTCACCTGGCATGGCAACGGCGCCAACAACTGGTACTTGGGCTTCGCCTGGGACGCCAACAGCAACGACGACAACCTGCACGAGGAGGATATGGAAGCCGACGTGCGCAGGGTGATCGAGATCGGCCGCGGTGAGGGGCACTTCGCTGACGGCCTGGAGTTCACCATGCACTGCGCCTTCACCAACAAGCCCACGGACGCGGGGCGCAAGTTCGCGGAGTTCCTGGTGGACCTGGCCGACAAGGTGGGCGCCACGATCCGCATGGACTACAAGGCCAAGGACAGCTACTCGTCCTTCAACGACGTGCTCGCGGCGTGAACCCACTCCAGGCAGAGGAACGTGCCCGGCTCCGCCTGCGGCAGCAGGTGCTCCGGGCGCGGCGGGACAGCGTGGAGTTCGTCCACCGGATCGGCCGCCAGGAGGGGGACCGGCCGATCCGCATGGGCAAGGTCCACGTGGAGTGGCACCGGCTCATGGACGAGCACGACCGGTGCGTCCTGTTCGCGCCGGTGGGCCACGGCAAGAGCAACCAGATCACCCGGTGGCGCCTGCTGTACGAGATGGGGCGCAACCCCAACATCCGCATCGGGGTGATCTCGGTGAGCAAGAGCGGCGTCCCCTCCAAGTTCCTGTCCGCGATCAAGGCGGACATCGAGACCAACAAGTGGCTGCGGGTGGTGTTCCCCCACCTCAAGCGGCAGCGGAAGGGTCAGCGCATGTGGAACGACGAGGGGATCATCATTGAGCGCACCCTGTCCCTCCCCGACCCCACGGTCCAGATGTTCGGCCTGTACGGCAAGATCCTGGGCTCCCGCCTGGACCTGATCGTTATTGACGACATCTGCAACCTGGAGAACACCATGACCGAGCGCTCCCGGGACAAGATGTGGGAGTGGGTGAGCGGCGAGGTGCTGTCCCGCCTGCCGCGGGAGAGCGGCCGCGTGTGGGCGGTGGGCCACGTGTGGCACCGGGAGGACGTGCTCCACCGACTGTCCCGGATCGAGGGCTACCACACCCGCAAGTACAGCGCGTTTGTCCCTGCGGAGGTTGGCGAGGCGCCGTTGATCCCAGAAATGTGGTCGATCAGCGGCCTGCGCCGCCGGGAGCAGGAGCTTGGCCGCTTGGCGCCCAACATGCTCCGCAACGTGATCCCCGCCTACGACGACGCCCGGATCAAGGCGTCGGCCATCGAGCGGTGCCTCCTCCGCGGCCGCGGCGAATCCCTCAAGGACTCGTGGAACCCGGCGGACAGCCCCACGTTCACCGGGGTGGACTTGTCCGTGGCGAGCGGCACCGGGGGTGACCTGGCGTGTGTCTTCACCATCACCGTCCTCCCAGACGGCACCCGCCAGTTGCTCGACATCCGCGCCGGGCGGTGGACCGGGCCGCGGATCCTCCAGGAACTACTGGACGTGCATCGGCGGTTCGGTTCGCTGATCATGGTGGAGAACAACGCCGCGCAGGACTACCTGATCCAGTTCGCGGGGGAACTGTCCACCTTGCCCCTCAAGCGCCACACCACCACGGCGCGCAACAAGTACCACATGGCCTTCGGGATCGAGTCCCTGGGGACGGAGTTCGACCAGGGGAAGTGGATGATTCCCTGCGACGACAACCTCGTGCCGCCGCCGGAGGTGGCCGAGTGGCTCCGAGAGTGCCAGGCCTACACCCCCAGGGAGCACACCGGCGACCGCCTGATCGCGTCCTGGATCGCGCGGGAGTGCGCCCGGCAGGCAGGGTACGCGGGAGGGGCCTGGACGTACCAGGACGACGCGGTCTACACCAACGTGGACACCCTGGTGCGGTGATCTGGTAGGGTACCCCCATGGCAGAGCAGGGCTCCAGCGGCGTGATGCGCGACGGCAAGGTGGTCACCCTTGCCGACCATGCCGGCGCGGAGGCCGGCAACGGCTTGGTGCGGGAGTACCTGTCCGCCATGCGAGTCCTGGGCCTGGAGGAGGACGACCGGTGCGTCATGCTCCGCCACTGCCAGTCGTTCTACGACGGCACCCAGCACGACCACACCGGCATGGACTGGAACGGGATCCCCCGGGACCCCGGGGTGGGGTACCTCCACGAGCGGCTAAAGCCCCAGGGGTTCGTGCCGGTCAACTCCAGCCAGTACGCAGCGCGCAAGCCGGACGCCCCCGTCCCCTTGGCGCGCCAGGTGGTGTCTCGGTTCACGGAGATGCTCCTCGGTGAGGGGCGGTGCCCCTCAATCCGGGTTCCCAGTGACCCCGCGAGCGAGGAGTACCTGGAGGCGGTATTCAAGTGCGCCGATCTGTGGGACGTGCTCGCGGAGGCTCGCGATGTGGCGGGCGCGTGCGGAACCGCGGCGGTGGCGGTGGGGATCACCGCCGGATGGATCAACGCCGAGGTGCTCCACCCCCGCAACTTGTGGGTGGCCGAGTGGGACAACGACGACCCCGGGTGGGCGCCGCGGGTGGTGGTGGAGCAGTACAAGGCCACCGTCCAGGTGCTCGATGACGGGGACGACGGCAACGGGCGCCTCAAGAGCGTGGACGTTTGGCGTACCCGCGCGTGGACCCCCGAGGAAGTGGTGTACTACGAGGACGTTCCGTGCGGCGACGTGCCCGACGACGGGATCCCCGAGCGAGAGCGCAAGCCCCACAAGTTCGGCGCGTGCCCCGTGGTGTGGTACCAGAACACCCGGGTCACCGCGTGCCCGGACGGCAAGCCCGACTGCGAGGGGACGTGGCCCCTCCTGGACAAGCTCGACCGCCTCCAGTCCCAGGTGTACAAGGCGGCCATCGCCAACACCGACCCCACCTTGGTGATCAAGGAGCCCCGGCACAGCCGTCGCCGCAACTCGATCATCCAGAAGGGGTCCACCGGCGCCATCCCCCTTCCCCCGGAGGGGTCGGCGGAGTACCTGGAGATGCAGGGCACGTCCGTCAAGGTGGGCCTGGAGGGGATCAACGCGCTGGTGAGCGAAGTCCTCCAGACGGTGGAGTGCGTGGTGATCTCCCCGGAGTACGCCAAGGCCTACCAGAGCGGCGAAGCCCTCCAGATTCTGTGGCGGTCCATGGAGAGCCGCGCCAACCGCCTCCGCGTCACCCTGGGCACCGCGATCCAGCGCCTGTGCTGGCTGATCCTGGAGGTGGGGACGGCCCACAAAGTGGCCAACGTGGAGGTGGTGGACCTCTCCAACCCGGAGAACTACCGCGGCCAGATCCTCCTGCCCCCGCGGCGAGTGGTGGAGGAGCCCGAGCCCCCAGACCCCCCGGAGCCCGGGGAGCCCCCGCCGCCCAAGCCCGAACCTGTGGTCACGTGGGAGCCCCACGACCCTGGCAACGCCCAAGCGCACGTGGTGCTGGACTGGCCGCCGTACTGGACCCCCACGGCCCAGCAGATCCTCGCGAGCGCCCAGGCCATGGCCACGGCCACCACCGCCAAGCAGATCATCAGCGCCGAGACCGCCACCCGCCACCTGGCCCAGATGATGGGCCATGACGGGGACGAGGAGGTGCGCCTCCTGGAGGCCGAGAAGGACAGCGGCATGGCCAAGATGATGGCCATGGGCGCCACCCTCAACGGGGTCCCGGACGACGTAGACGACGACGAGGACGAGGACGATGGGGACGGGGACGGCGACGGTGACGACGAGCCGCGGCCGCCCCAAAACCCCGCCAACGCAGCCCAGGCGGACGGGGACGGTGATGGTGACGCGTGAGCGCCGAGATCCGCGAGCTGTTCCAGGCGCAGTCTGACGCGGTCCAGAACCTGTCCGCCCAGGCGCAAAAGCGCGCCCTACGGATCACCCAGGCGCGCCTCAAGGCGATCCGCAAGGAACTCCAGCGCCTGGAGCCTGGGTCGTGGGGGTACGCGTCCCGCGCGGCCACCATGCGCCAGTTGCAGGTAGCCGTGGGGGAACTGGCGGTCCTCCAGGGCCAGGCCCTCCAGGGCCACCTCCGCAAGGTGGGCGGGGTGTCGGCCCGCACCGCGGCCCAGACCCTGCGCCAACTGGACAAGCACTACGCAGGGGTGGTGCGCCCCCTTCGGTTCGACACCACCCGGTGGATCACGGAGAACGCCCAGATGGCAAGCCAGGTGCGCCTCCGGGAGTACAGCCAGTCCTTTGCTCGGTACGGCTCCCGCACCGTGTCCCGGATCGAGGAGGAGATCGCCGGCACCATTCTCACCGGGGAACCCTGGTGGAAGGCGCGGCAGAAAGTGTGGCAGGCCACCCGGCACGTCGTTGGGGATAACCAGTGGATGGTGGATCGGATCTGCCGCACGGAGACGGCGGCCGCGTACAACGGCACCCAACTGGCCGCCATGATGGAGGAGGACGTAGACCCCGACGACCGCATGATGAAGCGCCTGGTGGCCACGTTCGACGGGCGGACGGGCAAGGACTCCGTGATGCTCCACGGTCAGACGGTGCCTGTGGACAAGCCGTTCGTGGACCCCTACTTCGGCAAGGAGTACATGGCGCCGCCCAACCGCCCCAACGACCGCGAGGTGATCGTCCCGTGGCGCCAGTCCTTCGGGGAGATGTACGCCGGGGGGAGCGAGGGGTTCATCGCGGACACCGCCGCCACGGACGAGTGGGGCGGCCCCGTGGTGGTGGCCGAAGGCAAGATGAGCGCCGCGGTTCAGCGGCGGCTCCGAGACCTGGCCAAGCGGAGCGCACAGCCCCGGAGCCTGGACGAGATCCGCCGCCAGATGGTCCGGGGGCAACTGGCCGACCTCCGCCGCCAGATGGACCAGTACCTCAAGATGCGCACGGGGATGACCGCGGAGGAGGCCCTTCGCCTGGACACCACCCTCACCGGCCTTCGGCGGTCCATCGCTGGCCTGGAGGACGAGGGGGTGATGCTCGACCTGCGGATCGCGGACGCCAAGGCCAAGTTGGACATGCCCGAGGGGACGTTCGCCAAGACCCACGCGGCGGCGGAGTACGGGGTCAACCCCAAGACGGTCAACGCGGCGGTGAAGAAGGGGGACCTCAAGTACATCGACGTGGAACTGCCTGGGGGGCGCGTGGTCAAGGGCTTCGACGCGCAGGAGTTCCACGAGTGGGCGCGGGACGCCAAGAAGGTCCGGGGGTGGGACAAGCCCTTCCCGCCCAAGCCCCCGCCCCGCAAGCCCATCCACAAGCCCAAGCCCCCCACCCCGCCCAAGCCCCCGGACCCAGTGCCGCCGCGGCCGCCCAAGGTCCCCACGGTGGACGGGGTGGCCGTCACCGATGGCCGCCTCACGATCACCCGCGCGGGCGCGTCGGTGCAGGACACGTGGGGGATCAACCCCAAGGCGATCAAGGCCGCCATCGACAGCGGGGACCTCAAGCTGATCAAGGTGGTGGGCCCTGACGGCAAGAAGACCAAGGGGTTCGACGCGGCGGAGTTTCAGGTGTGGGCCCGGGACGCCAAGAAGAAGCGGGGGTGGAAGGGGGACCACCCCGACATCACCGGCGGCAAGGTGGCCCCCAAGCCGGAACCGGGACCCAAGACCCCGCCCAAGCCCGCGCCCAAGCCCAAGGGGAAGGGCAAAACCGAGCCCAAGCCCAAGGCGCCCAAGCGCGTCCTGATCAGCAAGACCAAGGCCGCCAAGGAGGTGGGGGTGCCGGCCAAGGACATCAAGGCCGCCGTGGCCCGGGGTGAGTTGACGGAGTACGGGGCCAAGAAGCAACTGGACCTGGAGGAGGTCAAGGCCTGGGCCGCCAAGCACCAGGCCGGGCCCAAGCCCGGCAGGGCCATGGACCCCGCGCGGCGACCGGGGGCGTGGCGAGACAAGACCGCCACGGACATCATCGACCGCAAGGAACTTCTCCGCGCCACCAAGCGGATCGACGCGGACGACCTCAAGGAGGGAGCGGAGGTTCTGTGGAAGGGGAACATCCCCGCCCGGGTCAAGGAGATCGACGGCCAGTATGTGGTCCTGGACGTGGGCGGCGGCGCCACCATCGAGACCGCGATGGAACGGTACTCCGTCACCCTGTACACCGACAGCGCCGCGTTCCGCCGCCACCTGGGGGAGCCCAAGTCCAAGATCGAAGCCCTGCGGCGAGCCCAGGCGCGGATGGAGGCCCACCATCACCAGGCTCGCCGCGGGAGTCCTGCGGATCGCTTGTACCGGGACGTGGGGGACAGCCGCCCGGACCTGGCCCAGGCGCGCACCGACGCGCGGGTGGCCGAGTTCAAGCAGGATCTCACCCGTGAGTTCCGGGTGGCGTACTCCGACGCCAAGATGGCCTCCACCGCGGATGGGGCCGGGCAGTTGCAGATCGGCAAGCCCCCCGACCTCCCCGAAGGCCTGCGGAGTCCAGTGGGGATGCGGCGTGATGGCAAGCCCGACGCACTGGCGTACCAGCCCGTGGAGGTGCGCAAGGAGGTGCAACGGCGCGCCAAGGCGGCCGGGAAAGTCCAAGGCCCCTCCCCCGAGTGGCGCGTGTTCGTGGAGGACACCCTCCAGGCGATGCACAAGGAGCGATCCGCGGTGGTCCGCAAGGCCATCGACGCCGATGAGGCCACGTTCATGGCGTCCAGAAAGCGCCAGCGGAAGGCCATGGCGGAACACGCCCGCAGGGGCCGCAAGTCCGACTACGCCCCCAAGCGGCTGGACGAGTGGGAGGAGATCGGCACGGAGATCCGCGGGACCGTGGCCCGGGAGACCCGCCAGTTGGTGGAGGACGTGGCGTGGGCGCCAGACCAGATCGACTGGATTCAGGCCCTCCCGCCCAAGGACGAGAGCGGGGGGACGTTCGCGTTCTGCGGCCCCGGCGGCGGGTATGGCGGGGACACCGCGGAACTCATGGCCAACGGCCAGCGGCGCCCCTTGACGTACTTCGGGTACGGCCAACGGTCCATGGGCAACCGCGCCCAGGTGATGCACAACTGGGAGCCGGGGGTGTTGGCCCACGCCGATGGGAAGATCGCCCACAACGCCATCCCCCGCGGCAAAGCCCGCAAGAAGCTCATGGACGACCTGGCCGACGCGGGGGTCACGGGCAAGGACGCCCACGCCGAGATCGCGCGATCGGCCGTGGTCCGCCACGAGTTCGGCCACGCCGTGGACCACAACCTCCAGCACCTGGCCCGCCAGGGCAACGCGGAGGCCCAGGCCGTCCTGGACTTGTGGGAGAACGCGGTCAAGCAGGTCAACCGGGCCACGTGGCCGGACCTGGGCGGCCGCCCCGGCAAGAAACTGCGCCACGACGCCGAGCCCAAGGACGGGACGTGGGGCCAGTTGAGCCGGTACGCGTCGAGCAACCCCCGGGTGGAGGGTCTGGCCGAGGCCTTCGCCATGGCCACGTTCGGGGACTGGGACACCATCCCCAAGCCCCTCCACCGACCCCTCCAGATCATGCTCGGCCTTCTCAAGCCGTGACAACGCCGGCGCCAAGGCGCAAGGTGGGACCATGGCAGAGCCCCAAGACCCCGGCCCCGTGGTGGACTACAACCCGATTTGCCGACACTGCATCCACTCCGGCGCCGGCAACGGCGAGGCCAAGTGGGACTGCGGCGCGTACCCCGATGGCGTCCCCCTGCGGATCCTCCAAGGTGACCCCCACGTGGGGGTGGCGAGCGACCAGGCAGGCACCCAGACTTTCACCCCGATCCCCTACATGATCCCCACCCTGCGCGGGATGGTGGCGGAGGGGGAACTGCCGCGGAAAGTGCTCTCCGCGCTGGGTTAGCCGGCATCCCCCGCGCCGCGGCGCCCTTGCTCGTGCCAGGAGGTGAGTTGACCGCGGCGCGGGGTGGCCTTTCCCAACGCTGCGCAGGTCCGCGCGGCCGCGTCAACCCCCCGCGGCCACCCTGTGCGCGGGGTGGGCTACCCCCCAAAAGTGCGCGTTTTGCGCACCCCCACGGGGGACTCCTAGAGGATGGGCCCCGGCTCGACCCCGCTCCTCCAGGCCGCCGGGGCACCGTGCAGGGGGGCTGCGTCCCGTGTTCGGTTATTTGGTGAAAATAACCGGGGAGGGGGTATATTTGAGACCCGGGGGACGGACCCCCGGGAGACACCACACCAACCCAAACCCAAGGAAACGAGACAGACCATGCAGGACTACACCACCACCCTCACCCACCGCGAGCTTCTCAACATCATGATCGCCGCCTGGTTCACCCCCGGCCGGAAGGGCTCCGCCGCGGTTGCCACCAACGACACCGCCGCGCCCCGCGGCCGCTCCGCCGCCGACACCGCCGACACCCCGGACGCCGACACCGCCCCGACCGACGCCGCGTGGGTCCGGGAACACGGTGCCGCGATCCCCTTCGGACTCAACCTGCTGGTGTGGGATGAGCCCGGAACCGGGAAGACCTCCGCGGTGGAGTTGCTCGGCTGGGTGTGCGGGTTCGACCACGTCCAGACGATCGCCCTCAACAACCGTGCCCCGGAGGACGTGGGCGGCTACGCGGTGCCCAACAAGACCCGGACGGGGATGACCAAGCTCCCCGACGGGTGGGTGGACGCCGCCAACGGCGCCCGCCGCTCCCTGGTCGTGTTTGACGAGTTCACCGTGGACGAGGACCGCCAGGCCGCCGCCCTCCGGGTGTTCTCCGAGCGGATGGCCGGGGAGTTCCGCATCCTCCCCCACGTGCGCACCGTGGCGCTCGCCAACCCCCCGATGTGCGCCGCCACCCCTAACGAGATCACCCCGCCCAACGCCAACCGGTTCGGGCACTGCACGTTCGTCCCCTTCAGTGAGGACGAGTTCGGTGACTGGCTGATCGCCGGCGCCGGGAGCCAGGAGATCGAGCAGATCGACCCCGACGCCCACGAGGCCCGCATCCTGGCCGCCTGGCCCGAGGCGTTCGGTAAGGCCGCCGCCCTGGTCAAGGGGTACCTGCGCCGGTTCCCCCACCACCTCCACCAGATGCCCAAGGGCCAGGGGTTCCGCAACCCTGGTGACGGTGAGGAGGACAACCTCCGGTGGGCGAGCCGCCGGATCTGGGAGAACGTGGCCCGTGCCGTTGCCTCCGCCGAGTGCCACGGCCTCACGGAGGTGGAGACGGACTCGTTCATCGGGTTCTTCCTTCCCGCCGGTATCGCCGCGGGGTTCAACACTTTCCGCCGTGAGCAGGACATCCCGGAGCCCCGCGCCCTCCTGACGGGGAACGCCAAGTTCCGCATCACCCCCAAGGTGGACCGGACCTTCGCGGTGCTGGAGATGTGCGCCGGGTTCCTGGCCAACACCACGGACCCCGCACGGGTGGACATGGCCCGGGTGTGGTGGGGCCTGGCCGCTGAGGTGCTGGAGCACACCCACGGGGGGAAGGACTTTGTGGTCCCCTCCGCCAAGATCATGGCCCGGCCCAAGGCCAAGGGCGGCGCCGGGCTGGGACAGGACGTGGTCCCCGAGGCCGCCCCGGTGGTGACCGCCTTGTACGACGTGCTCGCCGCGGAACGGGACGCCAAGCGGGCCGCCAAGTAGGACCACCACGGACTAGGAAAGGAACAGACCCATGACCACCGACGCCATCACCACCGCCACCCTGGACCCCGCGATCCGCCGCAAGGCCCGTGATGTCCTGTCCGTTGCCCGCGCGATCTTCCGGGGTCGCGCCCCCTACTGGTACAACGCCCTGTGCAAGTTGATCGTGGTGGAGGCCCCCGGGCTCGCCACCTACGCCGTGTCGAGCCGGGGACAGCTCCTCCACGACCCCTCCACCACGGTCCAGTGGGCCGACCAGTGGGGGACCGACACGATCGCCGGGGTCCTGGCCCATGAGGTGCTCCACATCATCCTGGAACACCTCCTCCGCCGGGGGAACCGGACACCCCGCCGCTGGAACATCGCCGCCGACTTGTTCATCAACTGCCTCCTCCGGGACGCGGGGTGGAAGCTCCCCCCGGTGGGCGTGTTCCCCGAGCAGTTCAAACACAAGACCACCGGCGCCCCCCTGCCCGGCGGCCTGACCGCGGACGAGTATTACGACCTCCTCCCCGACTACGAGAACGACCAGGGGGGTGACGCGGACAAGGACGGGAACGGCCAGGAGGGCCCGTGTAACGGCGACTGCGGCTCCGGTGCCGGCGGTGAGGCCATGCCGGAGGAGCCGGAGGCCGGTGCCAACGGTGGGTCGGACGGGGAACGGTCCCTGGACGAGCTTCGGAAGGCCGCCGAGGACGCGGCCCGTGAGACGGCCAACGCCGCCAAGTCCAACCCCGGTTCGGTGCCCGGTGCGATGCGCCGGTGGGCGGAACAGGCCCTCAAGCCCCCGGTGGTCCCCTGGACGCAGGTGCTCAACCGGGCCGGGACCGCGGTGATGGCCAAGGCCGGACGGGGGCGCCGTTCCTACCGCCGGCCCCACCGCCGCCAGTCGTGCATGGGCGCCCATCCCCGGACCCCGGTCCTCCCCTCCAGGGAGACCAACGTGTGCGACGTGTGGTTCGCGGTGGACACGAGCGGCTCGATGTCGGCCCGGGACCTCACCCGCGCCGCCTCCGAGATCGACTCGGTTCTCCGCCGCCGGAAGGGCCGGGTGGCCACCCTGGCGTGTGACGCCGCGGTCCAGGGTGAGCCCAAGACCGTCAAGTCCATCCAGGAGGTGCTTCCCATGCTCCGCGGCGGCGGGGGGACGGACTTCCGACCGATCTTCGCCAAGGTGATGGAACAACCGGCCAAGGCCCGTCCCGACCTCGTGGTGGTGATCACGGACGGGTTCGGCCCCGCCCCCGAAACGGCGCCGCCGGGGGTGGCGGTGATCTGGGTGATCACGGAGGGTGGCCGGGCCCCGGTGTCCTGGGGGGAGATCATCCACATCAACGAGTCCAAGTTGCGGGCGGCGTAGTCCCGCCTGCGGGTGTGGTGCCCATGGACCCCCGGGGGATCGACCCCCGGGGGTCGCTTTGTCTGGTGCCCCAGCACGCCCCGTCGAGCGAGCCCCATCCCTTCCCGGTCCCACGGTGGACCCCCGGGCACCCCGGGGCTCGCACGGGGGACGTGCGGTCCTGGACGAGGGTGGGGCCGGTAGCTGTCCGCCAAGGCTCCAGCAGACCCCCATTTCCAGCGTGCTGGGCCCCGCTCCAGTCGGAAGGGGAAGGTGAGACCCCTCCACCCGGGCCAGCGCCGGGGGGCCTGCGGAGCCTGCGGGGGCCTCGTGATCTGCCCCAGATCACCACTCCTGGCCGGGGTGGGCCCCTGGTGCTCGGAAGGGTACGCTGCCGTCTCGTTTGCGGGGTGCCACGGGGTGCTCCCGTAGGGGGTTCGCAGAAGGCCCCGCACAGGGGTGCTGCACCCCGCGGTGATACAGTTATTTTCACTTGATAACTAAACGGTAACGGTCCACCATGGTGACCCGGGGGTGGACCCCCCGCACGAAAGGAAACGACAGACCGATGAACACCGCTACCGCCACCGCTCGCATGACTCACAAGGACTTGACCGTTGCCCCGGAGACCAAGGGTGCCGCCATTGCCGGCCGCACCGCATGGTGGGACCTCCGCGGCCCCGTGGGGATCGACCGCGTCCACGACGTGCTCACCGCCGCCGGGGTCCCGGAGGACAAACTGCCGGGTGCCCCCACGGTGGCCCCCCGCCTGTTCCGGGCGTGTGAGGCCGTTGCCGACCGCGACCAGATGGTGCGCCCCGTGAAGTCCGGGACGTTCCGCGGAGGGTACGCCCTCATGACGGAGGGCCAGGACGCCAACGGGTTCCCCAAGGGGGGCACCGCGCTCGCGGTACGCGCCAGCCGGGATGACCAGGGGGTCCTCACCTTGGAGTTCTCCGACGCCGCCCACCCCAAGGCCAAGGCCCTTGCCGCCGAGTTCACCCGGGCCGGCGAGATGCTCACGGGCACGGACATCTCCGCCTGGCTCGCCACCACCCTGGTGCCTCTGTGCCTGGCGGTGCGCCTGCGCCAGTCCGGGGGGTTCTACTTCATCCCCGCCCCCCGGTGCGCCTTGTGGCTCGCCGCGGTGGAGGCCATTGCCTCGGTGACGGGGTGCGAGTTCTACGACCTGCCGGTCCACACCCAGGCCACCGCGATCCGGGCCGCCGTCAAGGCCATCCAGAACGAGGCGGAGGAGGGGTTCGCCAAGGTGGCCAAGAGCCTCCAGGACGGGACCGGCCGCCGGGGACTCCGGTCCCGGGAGCGGGAGATGGAGGCCCTTGCCGCCAAGCTCGCGGAGTACGAGGCGGTGCTGGGGGTCACCCTGGACTCGGTGAAGGCCAAGGCCAAGCTGGCCAAGAACAACGTGGCGCAGGCCCTCCTGGAGGACGACGAGGACTAGGACCCCCCGACCGACCGCGGGCCCGGCACGACCGGGCCTGCGTTCGCTCTGGACCCTTCGCGGAGGCCCCTGATGCACCTATCACCCACCATCTACGACACCCTCACTCCCGTGGTCGAGCAGGCCGTGCGCGCCACGTCGCGCCGTTGGTCCGACATGGACCCGGAAGACCTACGGCAGTTCGCCTGGCTCACCGTGCTGGAGAGCCTGCCCACGTTCGACCCCTCCAAGGGGAAGCTGGTCCACTACATGAGCCGGATCCTCAAGCGGAGCCTGCCCAACGAGGCCCGGCGCACCCTGTGCCCCGTCCGGGGACCCCGGAACAAGGAACACACCATCCCCGCCGCGGCCGTCCGCAAGACGAGCGGGGAAGTGGCCGACGCCGCACTGCTCGGCTGCGCCGCGGCGGTGTTCCGCCCCGATGTGGCCCTGGACGCCTACCGCATGGCCAAGGCGGCCCGGGAGGCCGTGGCCGCGGTGACCCGCGACCAGCCGGAGGTGGCCGCCGCGGTCCTGTCCGGGGGAGACATCGGCCCCCGCCACCTGGCCGCCGCGTTCGGCGGTGCCCCGGAGGACTACCAGGCCGCCACCCGTCGCGTGTACCAAGACCTGCGTGGTATCCTCACGGTGCGCCTGCGCCAGGACTTGCGTGACACCTCGACTTGAACCTGCCCTCGACCTAGCTCTCGTGGCGGATCCGCCGCGGAACCCCAACGACATGCGCCCCCACGAGTATGAACTGCTCGTGGGGGCGATCCGCGCAGAGGGGTTCCTCCAGCCGGTGCTGGTGCGGGATCTCCTCCCTCCGGGAAGCTCCGCCGCCGACGCGCGAGATCCCGCGTCTCGTCTGTACGAGATCGTGGACGGGGTCCATCGCTGCCGCGCGGCCCGGGACGCCAACCTGTCCCACGTTCCGGCGGTGGTCCTCCCCATGGACTACCCCGAGGAGAAAGCGCGCCTCCTCCAGATCGGGATGAACCGTCTCCGGGGGGAGTTGGACTTGGTGGCCGTGGGGGAGACGCTCGCGGAGTTGAGCGAGCTTGTGCCGGACCTGGACCTTGCCCTGTCCGGGTTCACCGAGGCGGAGGTGGACGGCCTCCTGGCCGCCCAAAGCCCGATCAACCCCAACGACCTCCTGGGGGACGGGATGGACGCGCCGGATCCCGCCGACGCCCAGCCCGAGGCGGCGGTATTCATGCTGGAGATCCCCCTGGACTCCGCGGCGGAGTTGAAGGCCGCCAAGAAGTCCCTTCGCCGCGCGGGGGGCAAGGGGAACCGAGACTTGGCCAAAGGCCTCCGGGCGGCGCTAGGTCTGGGGGATGGCTGACCAGTACGCGTGCATCGCCGCCGACCCCCCGTGGGCCGAGCGCGGCGGCGGAAAGATCAAGCGGGGCGCCGACCGGCACTACCCCCTCCTATCCACCCCCCAGATCATCCAGGTGATGCTGTCCGCGCCCGCGTGGCGCCCCGCCGACAACGCGCACTTGTGGCTGTGGGTGACCAACAACTTCCTGGCGGACGGCCTCCACGTCATGCAGGCCCTGGGGTTCCGGTACGTCACCAACATGGTGTGGACCAAGATCAAGGCGGACGGGACAG